TCATAAGTAGATATTTCTTTTGTTTCCTCTGACTCTTCCTTTTTATCTTCACCAATAGATTCCTGGTTATCACTTGAGTTTTCAGAAATAATAGTGGAATCTTCATTCTCTTTAACTTCATCATTTTTAACTTTGTCCATATTGTCCTCCTTTACATCAGTATTTATATCTAAACCACAACCAACTAAGTCGTGAGATAGAGCGTTTGATAATTCCACATCTTCATAATTTGTAGATGCAATTTCTACTAGACCGCTACAATCATAAGCTGGTTGAATATCTTTAGCTAATAAACAATGCCCAATAAATCTACCTGCTTCTATTACCTTGGTCATTAACCCGTTTACAATTTTCTTTTGAGATTTTTCTACATTTATTTCCCAGCTTGTATGTAACGTCGAGTCATTTACTCTTGATAAAATGATTTCACACGCTTTTGTAAATCTTTTCCAGATTTCACATTCAGCGATTATATAATCAGTTCCATCGATATTTTCAATCGCAACATCGGTAAAGCTTCCAAATGCGGACGTATCAAATTCTATAGTTTCATATTTTTCTCCATTTGAATCTGTTTTTACAACCTTTTTTACGTTATGTCCGGTGAAGTCATATGATCCGTCATATCTCATTTGTATCTTCCCGACTAATGGTTTATTTTTAAGAGTAGATATCCAGCTTTCTGCCGTATCTCTGTCAATTGAAACTCCATTGCCGTTTCTCGAAAAATCACATATAATGAACTTTGCAAAATAAGAATCAGGATGTCCTTCTTTTTCGCTAATAGTTACATCTGAACTGTATAATGTAATACTTTCCATGTACCCTCCTTTCTTATCCGGTTTCATATCCATAGCTAGAAATATCTTTAAGAGTATTTCTGTTTTCCTCTAAATCATCTAATAAATCATAAAACATTATTTTTGGCACATATTTATTTGATACTTCCACCATAGAATACATACTAGAAAAATAACTAGATTTAAGATGGTTGCTATATTTTATATCTTTAAAATCTTCAATTATTAGGTTGTAATATTCTTGAAGATGATTTAAAAACAACTCACACTCTGAATTTGAATTCTCATTCAAACATTGAATGAAATACCAATAGCACACCGCCAATCCGTCGCACATTTGATTTATCGGTATTTACAATGCCAAGCTGTCTCTTTTTCTTGTGTGAATATATAAGTGCGTCTACAAACTTAATTATTCCTAAAGCGTTCTTTTTAAATTCACTATCTTTTGATCTGGTAATTGAATCCATATTACAATGCTGAACATATACCGTGTTTTTTATAAACTCATTGTTTCTACTTTGAGCAAAACATAACTGCATAAAAGAAACATCCTCATTAAAACGCATATCATTAAAACAAACATGTTTTTCTATTAAAAAATCCCTCAGAAACATGCGTCCGAAAACCCATGTTTGATTCTGAGGAATCTTAGAAAGAGGATATTGAGAATCATCATTCGGCTCATACTCTCGTATAAAACTTCCTGTGACAAACTCACATTTTGATTTACTGATTTTTTCATAAAGCATCCAAACCGAATATTCGTTATAAAACGAATCATCCGAATCAACAAAGCATATGTATTTGCTTGTTGAGTTTTCAATTCCTATTTGCCTAGCCTTGCCAGATCCAACGTTATTTTGCAACCTAATATAGTTGATATCAAGCATTTTACCAAATGAAGATATTAAGTCTGAATAATCAGTCGTTGAACAATCATCTATGATTACAACATGTATACGGTCACGCATTTTTTGTATTAGGATAGAAGATAGGCACGTTGTAAAATACTCAATACTGGTATTATATAATGGTATGATAATATCTATTTCTTTGATTATTGACCACCGCCATTTCTATTTGTTTTGTTGTATTCTTCATCATATGCTTCTTTATTTGTGTCAGATGAATCTCTTGGATTTCCGCCTTTTGAATCTGTTGTACCAGGAGTTCCAGCTGTATTGTACGCTGTTTGTCTGGCAGTAAACACCTTGTCTAGTCCAGCTTCGTTTTCTTCTTTTCTCCTTGCGATTTCGTCATTTATATCAATTCCAAGTAATTCTAAACTTGTATGTAAAGATGTATTGAATGTGGTATAAAGAGTGGTGGCTAAATCCTTTTTCATTGACATTTCTAATTGTTCACTATCAATAATATTAATTTTCGGACAATATTCCAAATCATATCCATTATCAATTAAAATTTGTTTATAGAACTTTTTAATACCAATTTCTAACTGCTGAGATATTTTGTTTATTGTTTTTAATAATTGAGATACGGATATATTTGCGGTAGAAACTGAGCTAGTGCCTTCAATAAGAAAACCAATTCCAAGCGTGTTGTAGACCTTACTCCGGTATTCAGTAACAACTTTTACATCTGTCAGCTCTGTTTTTGACTCTATATATTTAATATCTCTTACCGCTGGAGGAGTAGTAACAACCACTGTTTTCTGTTTCCAACCTGCCATAAAGTTTTCATGACACCAAGCAGCTAAATCAAAACAATCTTTCGAATATTCGCTACCTGCCATTTCCTTATTTAAGAACTGGCCTATAATTTTCTTACTTCTGGACTTTGAGGTGGTTTCATCAGCGTCTCTAAAGGTGTTAAGCATAATTACGTCAGATAGTGCTCTAAATATTGGGCTTAATCCATATTTACCGTTCATGTTTCCAGTACGCATTACGTATGAATATCTAATGTCCAATTTTGCATATTGTTCCCTATTTTTATAGGCATCATATATTTCAGTCGGGTAATTCGCCTGTATCTCATGGTCTATATCTTCAAAAAACAAAGCGCTCTTTTTCTTTGTTTTTGGATAATTTTTAGACAATCTGCTAACAAGTTCATTTATATCAATCAACACGCATGGATCTACCCCAATTGAATAATTTGATATAATTGCGACACCCAAAGGATAGAAGTCAATTTTATAGTCACCATTTTCATGTCTTAGGTACATAATAACCGTACCTTCTGTATACGTAGTTGGGATTGAAGATCTTATAATATTCTCTATACAAATAGATTCATTAAAATTATTAATCAAAGTTTTAACTTTATCTAATGTTTTTGCCTTGTTTCTTTGAGAACTAAAATCATTATAACTAAGCCGATACTCGGTGTTTACATTTGTTTCTATAACATCTGACACTTTTCCAATAATATCGTCGCTATTAATGTAATATTTTATGATTGAATTTATCTGCTTAATTTTGCTTAAATTATCTTGTGGATTTCTTGCAAGATTATCTAGCACTTCTTGATTTATGAAAGTGCGTAATGACATATCATTCAAATAGGTAGAATATTGTCTATTTGAAGGATCATATTTTTGCATAGCTTCTGACATCCACTTCTCAGCTCTTTCAGTTGTTGTTATCACAACTGTATTATCTTCTTTTATATCGGTAACAATTGATACTGAAAAATCATCTTCGTTTTCTTTAGACATAATTCACCTCCTTTAAAACGATACGTTTGAAACTAAGTGCTTCTGGGTTGTATAATTGCTTTTGACTGTATTTTCTTTAAGCAAGTCTTCTCGTCTTAATAGCGCGAGAGCGTACCCGCCTTCAGCCATGGTGTAAGCATGGTCGTCATGCATGTTTTTTTTATCTTTTGCGAGTTCATAAGTAACTCCGCCGTTTGGAGTATCGTACCTACACATATATGACAGCTGCATTTTTGCGATATTCATATTTGTTAATGCTAATTTTTCTTCGCCTGTCAGCTCTAGCTCATCAAATCCTCCGTCTTTATTTTCTATGAGAATATAATCTTTATTGTCATAATCCGAGAATTCAATTAAATTTAACCTTACCATTTTTGATACTGCGTCATACATTATTTTTTTGTATCCCTGAGGATCTACTAAATGAACAATTGGCATTGCTCCAGTATATTTTTTACGAGCTGTTTCATATTGTTTATGGACTGGGTCTATGATACCCCTGTGTTTTTTACCGAAAGAATCAATCCAATCCTCCATTAACTGATCGGCAACTGCCGAGATTCCGCCTCCGCCAGAGCCGGCATCAATGTAAAACTCTATATTTTCCCATTCGGCAGCGCGTTCTCCGTTATATTTAATCATTAGGTCTTTTATAATTTCTAACTGAGCTGGCATCGGGAGGGGAGTTTTGTTTTTACTATTTGTATCAACCATTGAAACAACATTTTCAAGCCTCAATTTGTATCCAACTTCTTTATCATCTATAACTTGAAAAATACTAAGAACACTACCATCAAAGTTTCTAGCCGGGTCATAGCAGAAGATAAACTTCTTTTTACCGGTATCATTATATAACAATGGTTTTCTCGTCTTTGAGTTTCTTATTAATTCGTCCATGGTGACCACAGCATTTTGACCACCACCTTTTCTGAACTTATTAAACAATTCAACGTCGGCATTATCCGGATCTTCTTCTATGGCTTTCTTAATCTGATCTTCAGTCAAGTGAGCTTTAATTGGCTCTCCATCGATAGTAGAATGATTTAAAATATCATAAGCATTTATATCAAAACAGAAATAATTTTTATTTCCGATTAACATTTTTTTATAAAACGTCTTATATTTATCAAAGAATGGGTAAGTGACATCTCCGACACTAGAGGTGTATAATATCTGTAATGGCATTTGAAGAGGTTTATAATACTTGATTTTAGATGTAGTAGTAGAGAAACTGGTGTCTACGTTGATGTAGTTTTCAACAACCGCTAATTCTTCGGCTGTTTTCCATGCAGTTTCATTAAACCAAACAGCACCTCTTTTGCCTCTTATTGCTTCAAGGTTTGAAGATAGTGCTTCCATTTTTGAGTTGTTGTATAGCCTAAACTTACAAGTAGGAGCTTGTAAAAACCCCGTTTCGCTATTGCTTCCTGTTCTATCTAACTCTCTGGAAAATATATCCGTTGCGTCTTCAAATGATGGAATTCGTTTTAGTGCAATATCTCTGAGTTTATTAAATGATTCCACAGACTGTGAATATGTGTTACTGCTTATGTATAAACTATAATTTGGTATCAATAGAAGTCTTGTCATATAATAAACAGCAGCAAGAGTATCTTTTCCTGCACCTCGACATTCCGCCCAAAGAGCGAACTGCACGTCCCAAGTGCGCATAAAGCAGTATGCCTGATAGTCTATGAGTTTAGTACCGAAGAAAAGTTCTGCAAATTTTACGGGATTTTTTCTACCCCACTGTATTATTTTTGCCATTTTATCATATTCTTCTAGTTTTTTTTGGCTAAGTTCTTTAGCTGACATAGAAGTGATTATCTCCATTTAGCAATCACTCCTTTCTATTTTCAAGATCAACTATTTTATTTTTAAGAATACGATTTTCCTCTCTTAGTGAAATCAAATCCTGTTCATACTTCTCGATCATTTCTCTTTGTTCTTTTACCATTTCTCCGTATTCATTGTTATCAAGTGTAAGCTGATTTGATATATTCTCTGAGCTGATCCTATCTATTTGTTTAAAGGCCTCTGCTGTTTTGATGTCAAATAAATTAACTTCAATCTCTTTAAACCCATTTTCAGCCATCTCTTTCATCTTAGAGGTAAGAGAATTTTGTCCTTGCTTAGAATTTTTATTGTAATTTGAAGCAATATTGTTATCTTTTGCAATTGTAGAAATAGAAGATAAGAGTGATGATTTTGCCGATGTCAGTTTTGATATTTTCGAGTCGTCTGGATTTTTTTTTGACAATTCTGTGTTCATTGTTTCGGTTATCTTTTTACACTGACAGTACATCATAGTCATTTCAATTACGCCTTGCATCTTATTTCCATCTTCTGCAATTCCATCAGTATCGCAATAACCAGACAATATATTGAAACAATATTTTTTATCACTTTCAGACAATCCGATATCATCAAACGGATTATACCCAATCGTAGATATGACATAATTCATATTTTGAGTATCTCTATCAGACCATATTGTCGCTTCATTGCAATTGTACGATGGTGGTAAATTCTCTTCTTTGACAATAGACGGTATATCTAAGTATTTATTTGAAATTTCTTCTTTCGTTTTCTTTGAAGTATTACTCGTTTTGTGAATAAAGTTATCTTTTTCAGAATCGTCATATGATTTGGAGCGATCTTGACGCATCGCTATTAGTCGATAATAGTTCTGCAATAATTCTTTACCATAAAACTTAATTTCTACATCTTCAACATAGGAATGTTCTTTCTTAAATTGACTAATTGAACTTTCAATCAAGTCCTTGTAGTATGGCTTATCAATTTTCCGAAGTATTTTATTAAGCTCAATTTCATTAATTGTACCGTCTTCATTAATCGAAGAGTTGATCACGCATGTTTTGCAAATAGGCACTCGTTCATCAATAGAGAAAAGAGGGCTTTTGCTAATATAAAAGTCTGTTAATTTTTTGTTTTCATGACAGCAAGTACATTGCTTCTTGCCTTTCTGATTGTTGGCAAGCACTTTGTCAACTTTTTTTATTTCTGGCAAATATGCCACCTCCATTTTACATAAATTAAGCAGGCTCCTTTAATGCTAGTCTGCTTTTCAAATATTCTATGTACTTGTAATTTATATTTTTATTTAAACTATTTTGTTCAAAGAAAGAGTCATATAATCCATTGATAATTTTATCGTAAAAATCCATAAAGTCTTTTAAGTTTGAATCTAAATACCCATATTCTTTATGAAATAACTCATGCATTTGTTTACATAGACAAGCTCCTAAAATGGTATTATTATGTAGTCTAATAATCTCGGATTTAAGATGCATATATTCATTTTCTGAATAATCGGATACGGTGTTTCGCCTATCTAATCCTGTATTTTTAAACATTTGATCTACAATGTAATTAAATGGGATTATGTGATGTATGTTATCAAATCTACCACCTGTAAAGACACAACTATAATTACAAATTCCAATTGACATTGATTTCCAATCAATAATATCTTTGCGTAGCTGTTCTATTAATTGCTTTGATCCACCCTTCCAATTTCCGTTTAATTTACCGTACAACGGGTCTATGTGTCTTGGGTTGTTTTCACCATCCCATTTTCCTTTTCTTCTTTTACTTATTGCTTCTCGTCTTTCTTTTGATAGTTTTTGTCCTAGCATATAGCTTTCATGAGTTTTCCAGTATTCCTGTTTTATTTGAGATATTTTTTGTTTTGTTTCATCAGATAATTTTCTACCAGATAATTTTTCTGAACAGATTTTAGACTTTGATAAATTCGCCTTTTCAATTGCTAATTCACTTTTACCTGTAAATCCATATTTATCAGCAATGCTTTCTAATGCTCTCTTTGATCTATTTGGAAAATATTTTTCAACAATTTCTTCATTAGTATAATTAGCGTATATAGATTTCAAAAAATCTAAATCGTTTTGTGTCCATTTTTCTCTGCTCATAATTTAACCTACTTTCTCTACCTACAAGACATTTTAATAATGGGAGAGTAGGGTAGGTATACCTAACTCATACTGGTAGCTACTCCAATATGTCTCCCATTTAAAGCTCATTTACGATTTGACACGCAAAAGAGCATACAAAAAGAGCCGCCTTAAAGACGACTCTATGATTACAAAACACTATTTAATTTCTCCAATAAAACATTACTTTTATCATTCATCAGTCTTTGAAATTTGCTTTCCAATCTGATTCACATACGTGCTTAACCCTGCTACAAGAATACCCTGTGTAACAGCCGTAAATAGCGCTAGAAGACACTCTCTTAACGCATATGAACTAACTGTCGCTAACACGTAAAGTGCGCACAAAACGATTCCTACGGCTCCATTTACGAGTGGTATATATTTGTCTTTAATTAACTCGCTTTGCTTAATCCATAGTCCAATAAAATAAAGAACTACAGATAATCCGAGTAACTCAGGTTTAACATATTTTAACGCTATTTCCATAATTTCTCCTTACTCTGCAAGACCCTTATACTGCAATGATCCGTCAGCTAAAGTAGAAGCCGTTATTTCTCCGGTCACCATTTTCCCGTTAGCATCAACTGCATAAATCTTTCCAGAGTTCTCTACAAACTGAGATTTGCACATGGAACCATCATTACTTAAATAATACCAACCACCACTATATTGATACCATGTGTTAGTAATCATCATTCCTGCACCGTCAAACCAGTACCATAAATCTTTTTCAGTGTCGTGATACCAGTCATTTTTAATACATTCGCCTGTATCGCCATTATAGAATCTCCAGCCACCGTCTTCCTGTTTCCAACCTGATTTTTTCTCTATTGGAGCGGGTTCTACTAGAGCCGTCTTAAAATCGTCCCAAGTATGTTTTGTATAATTATAAACATATGGACTGGGGCAGATCTTACCTGTCACATCGTAGTGACGAATTACATGATTAACAGGAATATCGTATTTTTCCATTAATTCTTTTGTTAGTTCAATGGTTGATTCTACCGTAGCATCTTCGAAATACCAGTCACGGCTTGTATCTGCCTTACTTCCATTATTCCTTACGCACATTTCAATACTTACACAGTTTACGTTTTTAGCAATCCCGTATAATGAGCCTCCTTCAGTAGATAGTTTCTTTCCCCCAACAGCCCAGCAGTAGCGAGAGACTGGATCAGGATTATACTGCCAAACATCGCCCGCAAATCCGACATAGAAATCAGCAGATGCGTTATTTGTGGTGGGTTGATTGTAATAATTTATGTTTGCTTTAGCGTCTCCGGTAGCACCGACATAATGGATAACTATGTATTCTATTTTACCTGGGCGCACAGAAGTGTTATGCGTACCGAAGTTTGTATTCTGATTAATATTCAATTTATTCACTCCTTTTTAGTGAGGTAGGAGAGTGTTAGACTCTTCTTTATTATTTGAACTGACCTTTCGCCTTAACATTATCTTTGCATAATTGACTCCACATGCGGCTCACCACACGCCTTTACGCTGTGTCATATTTCACCGTCGTGTTTACAACACGCTTTCATGTAGGGGGATTAGTGTTTCCCGCCTCAGTTTACCAAGGACTTTATCATGAGCGGAGGGTATTTCAACCTCTTTTTCGTAGTGCAAAACTACCCACTCGATTTCTTTAACGTCCTATGTACTATGAAGTACACGCCTTGGATTCCGACCGCCAATCACAGCCGTGGTATGTTATCTCAACCGGACAATTTTGACCGCACAGCAGTCATTCGCTAATTAAACCGCAGGCTCGTAAGACACTGTAGTAATTCTTCTTTGTTGGGATTTTATACCCGAAGTTCTATGTTTGAGTTATTAACTCGATTCTTTTTACCAATGAAAGTTGGATTCAATTTATAGATCGGATAATGATTTTGACTCAACCCTTTTAATCCCATCTTCAGAAAAATACTTTTCAAACTGTTCATCGGCATCAATATCCTTGTACACGGCAACCATATCACTTGACTCCCAGCCCACAAGTGATTTAATCACATCGTCTGGTAATCCGCTACGAGAACACGCTGTTGTGAAGTAATGCCGTAAACTGTGCCAGTAAAACGGAACTCCTAATATTTTGCTAAATGATTCAGCCCAACTATCCATTGTTGTAATTGGTGTCTGCTCATTAGTCCATTCGCTTTCTCCATATATACAATAAGGAATTAACCATTCAGATGTTACGCCATGCTCTTCTCTATATTTTAACCATAAATCCAAATATGGTTTAAATCCATTCTTAAGGGTATATACAATAAGTTGTTTACCTCGTGACCCTCTACCTTTAGTTGTGATTGTTTCAGGAGATTTATATAATGATCCATAAATAACATTGTCATCTGTAAAATATTCTAGTTTTAAGCGTGGGAGTTCAGCTTTTCGTCTTCCATTATTCATTGCTAGACTCAACATACATGCTTGTGCATATTTTTCTTTTTCTACCAAAGTATCCAATAAAAATTGAAGCTGTTCATCTGTCAAAATCGTTTTATCTCTAACAGCAGAGTTTGCTGGGCTTTCAATTTTACGTACTATTGGGCGGTATTCTTTATATTCGTCATCTAACATATTTTCAATATAATTACTCATTGAACTCAATGTGGATTTAACTCGCCTGATCCGTCTTGGACTCCAACCCCATTCATTAAGTGCATGGCTTTGAAATTTAGAAATTTCTCGTTTGCTCAACTCTACAAAAAATTTATTATTATTATTTGTGAGATTCCAACACCAAAAAATATTTAAGTCATTCCTATACGCCGAAAGTGTAGTTTTAGCCCTATCTATTGAAGATAAATATTCGATAAAGTCATTTCCTAACTGAATGTTTTCTGGATTTACCAATTTTAATTTTTCATCTGATGTAATGCTGTTATACACGGTTGAACGATTATTTGCCATACTCACCACTTCCCCTCTTTTGTTAATAAAAAGACTCCACACCTGTTACAGCGCGAAGTCCTATGTTAATTTAATTTCTCAATTAATTCCTCAATCGTAATCGTTTCACCCACCGAGTAACATGATTCAAGGCGATTTTTCAAAACTTCTTTCAATATTTCTACCTCATCCGAGGATAAACCCACTATTAAAATCTCTTCATCATACATTCATAACACCACCTGTCTATTTGACTAAATCCTTCAGAGATTTCCCTGGCTTAAACTTGGGCGATTTAGTTTCTGGGATAATCATTGCTTCGCCAGTTTTGGGATTTCTGCCTTCTCTGGCAGCGCGTTCAACAACTTCGAATGTACCGAATCCCGTAAGCTGAATTTTTTCACCTTTGGCAAGTTGTTCCTCAACCGTTTCTAAAAATGCTTTAACTACTTCTTCAGCCTGTGTTTTGCTTGTATTTAATCTTGTGGCAACCTCTTCAATGAACGTTGTTTTAGTCATTATTTATAAATCTCCTTAATTTTTAAAATTTTTACAACAAAATAGGAGAGTGCTTTGCTCTCCAAATAATTAATTCAAGATAATAGTATGCTCACACACTTTGCCTTTTCCTTCTTCGTAAATTACAAATGAAGCCGATGCGTCCGCGGATTTTCTAATCCTCATAGAAAAGTCATCACTTCCGACAATTGATCCAACTGTCATAGCGCCTTTTCTCACTCCGCAGTTTATAAAGTCATTGCGATGTTTATGGCCTCCAATTATGTAGTCAATTCGTACATCATAAATTTCAGAGAAATCTTTTAATGCTTGCGCTAAGTTTGGTACTTCTCCATGAATTCCAAGCACATTATACCCAGCAATAGAATCAAAGATAAATCCAGTTTTATTTTCTACATATCTGAAGTTTGGATTGCCTTCGTTCTTTGTAATAATACAATTTTTAACTATTTTCCCTGCCGTATCGCATAAATGCTCGTTCTTCTTACCGTCTAAAAGCCGAAATTCATCATGATTTCCGTCCGTCTGATGGTAAACTATATTTGTTTTGGCTGAGAGTTTATTGAGCCAATTTCCGAGATAATTGCCAAAAATAATAGCACTGTCAACAGCGCCATATCTTAAGCTCCATAACTGAGAATGTCTGATAAATCCTTCAATATGATCACCTAAATTGTTAATATGGATTTCAGATAATTTCTCTTTTTCAATTATCTCAATCGTCTGATTGTATATTTCTTCCATTCTGGAATAATAAATTTCAGGGCTATATTCGTTTATTACTTCATCAAATAATCCGTATATCTTAAATTCCTTGCCAAAATGAGAGTCTGCAAAATTTAGTTGCCCAGCACGCTTACTATGCACAACCGGAATGTCATTAGGAACAATTATTTCAGTATTGTCTCTGATTGCCTGAAGAACCTTTTCTTCAAACAGTTCATCTCTAGCGAGTTCACGCTGCCAACGAGCATATTCAAGTTTTTCTGTTTGAACCTTCATGAGTTCACGTTGTGCTTCACGCTTTAGTGCTTTGTTTTCTTCAATCATGCTTTGCAATTGCTTATCGGGTGTGGCATTTTCAGCCTTTGCATCATTATATCCATCGAGATAGTTCTTTGTTTTCTTACGATGAGCCGATTCGTCCCAATTAACACCAAACGCTTCATTGCATAAATTTCCGATTTCAGTATTTGACAATCCGTACAGTTCCCTATTTTTATACAAACGTATTCTGTATGATTTTGGGGTTTCATTTGGCTGTATCAACGCTTGATTATTTATATTTGTCCCCACCCTTCTTATTCTTCGTCTGGAAGTTCAATACTAATTTTCATGTCAAATTCCGTGACCCATTCCGGAAGATTCTTTTCAAGATCAGGTACGATAGACCCGTTTTCGTCAACCAGTAAGCCGTCTTTAATAGAGACTCCTTTGATTAAAATATTTCTTTTACCCGCAGTAACCTTGGGTTCTGTATCTTTATGAGTAACCATATTGTTAAAAACCTCCAAATTATTTGATTTATAATTGTAAACTTTTACTATTGTGCGGATAGTATATTTAGTAATATAATGTTATATGTAGAAGTATAGTCTAAAATTGATAAAGAAAAAATAAAAAAAATAATCTAATCAAAATCTTCGTCGTCATATTCCTCTTCATTTGGTGCCTGAAATCCGATTGCATAAGTATCAATAGCCGGCTCATCTTTTCCCATTTCCTTATTCCAGTCAGAGATAATGCGAGATGGCTTCATTTTAAGAACCTCGATCCATAAAATAATAGTATCAGATAATCCGTCTACGAAAGGAGATATTGTAATCCCTATAACCAATCCAAGCAGTAGATACATCATAAGTAATTACCCTCTTTCATTATAAATTAATAATCATATCCTTTTCAGAACAGATTACTTTATATGTATTATCATTTCGTGATATTGCTTTTATTGATATATAATCTGTATAAAATAACCATCTTAATTTTTTACCCATGTACGTACCATAATAATCAACCTCTCCGTTACAACACTTTTTAATATATTTACATGTTTTTAATCCGTATTCATCTGCCGCTTTCTGAAGAGATCTAAATATTTTATTGGTTGTAATACAAATAACAGGTAGATTCACACCCTTAGTAAGTTTTATATCTAGTTTTTTCGCTATTTGATCTGGTGTTGATCTGATATAATCATCGTAGTACATCCACACTAATGGCAAATAATTATCAGGATGTGTTCCTGCATATTTTCTTGCTCCACGGCAACATAGCCCTATATTACCAGTTTTTATTTTGTACTTTCGTTCAGCGGCTGCAAGAGATTCAAACTTTTCATGTGTTGTTAAACAAAATATCGCTACTGGATTAAATGATCCGCTATTAATATGACTATTTATTTTTCTTAATACCATATTATCATAATTGCATAAATTTAAAGATGTTCCTTTGTTTAAGTAATACCTAACCGACGATGAACCTACTCCTATTTGTTCAGCAATTACATTTGGATCGATTATACCATTATTATACATCGTACATGCTTCTAAAAGTTTTGATTTTTGTGATAATAAATCCATATTATCCCAATCTACTTCACTTAGATTAAATAATTCTCCCAATTTGCTATTAGTAATATTTTGACACACCGTGAATTTATCCGATGGAACACAATTAATTCTGATAACTTCATATCCGTTTTCTATTGCCTTTTGCGTCTTAAAGTTATCTATTTTAATGCTTTTTTCTACAGAAATTTTTGAATTAGAGAAAACTTTTCGACCATGTCCAAGACCTCCATCCATCTCAACTATGTATTTAACTCCGCAAAATTCAAAATATCCATCATATCTTTTTGGCTTTATCCAATCGGGAGAATATTCGGTAATAAGCTTAACGCCTAGTTGTAAGAATAAATTATATAGCATTTTATTTGGATAACTTATACCATCTCCGCAACTAGGACACGATAGACCAAATCTAACAACTGTATTTATTGTTTTATTTTTTATAATCGTACCACAATTAGGACATATAAAATCAATTTTATTAGCAGATCCATATGAATAGTTATCAAGATCCGATTTGATAACTACTATATCTGAAAATTGTGGGTGCGTTTCTCTTAACGATTTCCAATTTTTACCACGCATATTTTCCCTTTACATTAGTTCTGCGATGGCTGCGATACGAGATCTGTATATGTTCTGTAGCTCAATCTCGCCATAAAAGTCTTGCCCCCTAAATACTTCAGACATTCTCCTCATGCCATTGTTCATGCCAGCGTATTGAGACATATCTACCTGAGCATGATAATCGCCGTCAATCACACAAACTGAATCTTCGCCAATTCTTTGCAATGCAAGTTTCATAAGAGAGATGTCCATATTCTGAGCTTCAGTTATATAAACACCGCAGTTCATGCCATTTGTATCAAATCCGCGAATATCTGATAATGGGAGCAGCTGAATCTTCCCCTGTTTTACCATATCAAACAAGCCAAAGGCATCTCCCAATTTAGCGGATAGCATATTACCTATAGAAGAATCCAATAATTTTTCATCTTTTGATCCAGGATAATATCCGAGTTTTGCCGAATTTACTGTGGCGACGGTGTTACAAAATACCACAATTTTATCTATCTTTTTCTTTTCTAATAAATACATAAAATAACCAATGGCTAAATAAGACTTACCAGTACCAGCAGCTCCCTTAATCATTGTGATCTGGTTTGTAGATAAACTATTTAGTACCATTTGCTGATAGATATCTCCGTTAAGCGGTTTCACTGCTCCGAAATAATTAGATTTTACTGTTGGAAATTTAAGCGGTTGATATTCTTCCCCATTCCACTTGAATTTGTCGACAATATTACCATCTAAATCTTTTATTACGAGATATTGATTAACAAGCAAGTTATAAACGTTTTCTGTTATATTTTCATAAAAATAAGCCATTTCTTTTTCAGACAATGACTTTTCTATAAATCCTTTATATTCAATATCTTCATTCTTTTTTACTGACTCGCATTTTAGGCTAAATACATTTTTAGCAATGGTTCTGCAACAAATATCATTCGTAACAAATACAATATCTTCTTTATTGCTTAAATATTTGGCACAGGCACATATTTGATTGTCAGGAGTATTCTCAAGCGAGGAATCGCTCAAAATATTTGACATATCATCGTTAAATATTATGACTTGATATTTATCAGAATTTTCATCTAAAATATGAATTGCTTTTCTGGCGCGATATTTTATTTCTTCGTCCTTGTTTTTTGAAACTTTAATATGTTCTAATTCAAATAACGTAGTGGAAGATAACGCGAATCTATCTTCTGTGATTTTGTCTTGTAATTCTAAAATAGCATTTGTATCATAGAATTTAATAATGAAGACCTTCTTTCTCTTTAAGATTATTTGACTGTTTTAATAATGCATTCATTACGATATTTAAATAATAACTTCTTTACATAGTCGGATTCTGTACACCAATATTTGTGATGACCTGAATATGAATGATGAATATCACCATATGAATTTGTTCCAAACTTTAATCCTTGTGATTCAAGATATCTTGCTTCTTTTTGAGAAATCTGTAAAATAATAATGACCTTCTTCCTTGATAATATTTTCTCCGCGATGGGAGGTAGCAGAACTAACTGGATTTGAACCAGTGAATCAGGGATTCAAAATCCCTCGCCTTACCACTTGGCAATAGTCCTAAAAAAGTTCAGTGACCATACCTACGTTATGCAAGTACAGCCACTGAGAGAAAAGGAGTGTATGAAAAAGAATGAGATTTTGTTTTGTCGAATGGGGGATTCTACAATCGTGTTCTGACATTTTAATTACATTTTTGTTCCTCCCCTTTATGTCATTATCTCAATTTTTAATAATTTCTAAAAAACCTCTGAAACCCTTGATTCTACTGGGTGTTAGTGTGTTTTGCCTAAAATATGATTAGGAAAAGTTAAAAAAACTATGCAAGATTTCTGTAATATTGTTTATTTTTTTCATTTTTTGTTATCTTTGCACATTTGTCGCAATATTTATTGTTGAATGTTTTCGATGTACTTTCAAACCTCTTATTACATTTCTTGCAAATTTTAGTACCTTGTAAATTCTTTTCTAAATTACCATAAATAATATCTCCAAACAATCTCCATAATGTGTCTTTATTTATATCATCTTGTAATCCCTTAACAAGTACATCGGTTATGTATTCTATTGGTTCATTGGTGATTTCTAAAAATAATTCTCTTTGCTTATTTGTATCATATTCCAAATGAAGCTGAGTCTTTTTCTTTTCATCAATCTCCATAGAATCAACATCTAAATGAGCCATCTTTCGAATATTTGAATCGTTTAGTTCATTATACAAATCTAATATCGCTTTAGCTCTATCATTTTTAATATCAACGCTCTTTTCTAGATCACTCATTAACATTCTATAAGAATATGTACCAAGCAAGTCTTTAAAAACGATGCGATTGCTTTTTACTACATTTGAAATCCTATCAATATTGCATTCACCAATTTCCTCAACTTGTTCCTCTGTTTTGTTTTTTGCATAAATAAAGAAATGTGGAACCTTTTTGCCACTATATTTCTTATATCTCGTAATGATATTTTCTGGAATAGTTGGTTTATATAAGGTTTTGGCATAGTCAATTGTAAAATTAACATCGGTGCATCTCAAAACCACCACATCAATAGCTTCCATGATTTCTTCTTTAGTGCTTTTTGGATTCAATGTCATAAATACTTTTGTTATTTCGTTGCTAGGAGTACCAATGTTTCCATGATGGTAAGCCATAACAATTCCTTCAAACAGTGAATCGCTTGTCAATTGCTGCGGACTAGCTTTTGACATCTCATAATAGTTTGGTATCATGCCATATTTCGCCTGAAATGACTTAGCGCATTTAATTATTGTCTTGTTATTATGTAATAGCAACTTATCTCCATCATTATCGTACATTAGAAGTTTACTCATGATATCCACCATGCTTATATACACGCCAGATGACTTAATCCATTTTTTTGAATCTTCGTCTATATAATTATTTCTAATACAATGAGCGTGATCTAAATGAGGAGATCTAAGGCAATCAACTTCTTCTCTATCACTAAATAGGCTACATGCAACATTACCTTTTTTTACAAATCCAAATGACTCAAGTTTTGTTTTATCCATATCCGTAAACCACCACTGGAGACAGGAAAGGGTATCTGGAATAGCAAATGTATAAGCACCATTTATATTGAACTTACCGCTTCTCATTTTTTTTATCATACTATCCTTAGTGTTTTTAAGAAGAGTTTTAATATAAAAGTCCTTTAACATTTCAGGATAGATGATTAGAGATTTTTGGAGCCACGAGAGATTATCATTTTTCTTTTCGTCAGCCCCTAATACGTTTAACATCGAATTTATGTTACGACCTATGCTGTTTAAATTGTTTGTATCATACGCCGAAATATTTAAAATATCATCATCTGTCATTTCGGTAGTAAGGGTTATGAGTATCTGATAATTGGTTTTTGCATTCAATTTAACATTTTTTTCTACGTTGCAGCGACATGCATCACATTTATGCTGCTTAAAATTCTCCTTATAAACCTCCCATCCAGTCTTTGTCACGTTTTCATTTTCATCTACAACGTTGTTATAATATTTCCACATTTTGAACTGTGATTTAGTAAAGATATAATCAACGTCGGTAATTGAGTGCTTTTTGCCATAAATGTCAATGATCTGATGAATAGAAACATTATTTTCTGAACACCAATTCATAAATGCTCTACGAGGGCAGTATGCAATTAATCCTTTAATAAACGGAATTCTAATCATAGAAGATTGCATTTTCTTGAGAGAAATACCAAATCCGTCAGTGAACGGAATAGTGATAGGCATGGTTTTAATTTCTGACTTGTGATATTTTGACTTGATTGCATTAATCTCTTTAATCAAAAACTTTTTGTGATTAATTCTTTGTTTCTCATGGGAAATTTCTTCCTTTGTACGCCTGTATCCTTTTGGGTATGATTTTTTAATCTCTCGTATTTTTTTTAACTCTTTAAGTACGTCATCAAGTTCACATTGTAATTTTTTAATGCTTTCTTTATCTTCAGGCGTTTCTGTGTAGATGTATCTCACCTGCTGATCTGGAATTTGAAATTCAATATCTTCAACCACAATGGCCTTGTCAATATCAAAATCAGCCCATATTTCACTGTTGGTCTGGCACAAGCTGGTATACGCAAGATATTTATTTGTATTCATACCCCCCTGTCTGTTTATTTCTTCTCTGGTAAGTCCACAGAATAACTTGTTAAAGTTCTCATTTAGCTTATCTTCTGATACAAAAGTACTTTTCTTACAACGAGTTTGCCCGGCTCCAGCAGTAAAGAAAACATACTTTTTTTCATTAAATATAAACCCATTGTGTTCTATAGAATCAAATATTTCTGTGTAATACGTGACTACACTAATTATATCATCGCTATGATCCATATCTTTGCAACCAAAGCTGCGAGTTAAGTCGCTTTCGAAAATCTTGATATCACGAAACTGATCTTCACTTTTAAACTCTCGTTTGGTATTAAGCGTGCGCGTAATGTGTGTATTATTCGTTAGCATATTTCTAAAACGCTTATCTTTTTCTTTTTCATTGTTTTTTAAATTAGTAATATCTTTTTCCAATATTGGAATCCAGCTTCTAAGCCAGTTATGATAAAAGATGGAATCATCATGAGACAATAATTTCAATTCTATTAACGTTAGTGCTCTTTTATGAGAATTGATTTTGTGTTTTATCTTTCCGATTTCTTTATATAAATCATACTCCTCATCCGTTAATAGTGGCTCAAATCCAATGTTTAAAATTTCTATAATCGCTTTTCCATTCCCGTAAGTAGAGAATTTAGAACGAGCATCTCTTTTTATGTTGTTCATTCATTTCCTCCTAACTATGTGCTAAATTCACCATGAATTTTAATTCTGTATTTATGTAATTGTAATAATCTTTGTAATCCCAGTTATTTTTATATCCACTCTTGAACGGAACAATCATTCTGTATAGATCTAAATTATGATCAGCGCAATATTTGTTTTTCATTTCATCACGTTGTTTCGCTTTTATTCGTCGTTCTGATTTAAAATTATATCGATGTTCTTCGTCATCAATTTCTAATAAATAAATCAACTGATTGTTGGAGTTGAATATAGCAAAATCAAATTTTAGTTTTTCATTATTTTTGCCCTTCAGATCATCAAATTTGTATTGTTGTTCAATTATTACTTGATGATTTATAAAATAGTCATATACAACCTTTTCAGCAAATGGCATATTACATATTGGACACCATCTTCCCTTTTTAATATTTGATGGCAATATATCCCATGAATAATTGTGCTTTTTACACATTACCATTACTTTGGTGCCGGCATTAATATATTCAGAAAGCAAAACTCCTCCTTTTTTGATTACAATCTCCTTTATTTCACCGTAAAAATCGCCACTTCTTCCAGCACAATAAGGACACCAATGGTTGCCACTGTATAAAGCATCTGCCGTAGTATAGAAAATTGGATGGTCTGGAATATCACATTTGAACGCATAAGTTGTTTTTGCAGTAACCCATCCTTTTGTTAATACTTTTCCGCCTTTGTTTTTACAGTATTCTCTCAATCTTTCATAATAATAATTTTTATCTTTTTTCTTTGAACCTCTTGCAGACTTACTTTTATTAATTGATTGGCATTCTTTACAAGGAAGAAAGTATGGCTTACAAATATTTTTCGCGTTTAGTGTTTTGTAAGTATCTCCATGCAGCTCACAATGATACAAGATATCAATTGGATTATTTCCTCCTAAATAATTACTCAATATCTCAACCTTATTACCATGGTAATTAAAGACTTTCTCCTTAAACCATTCTGTTGTTTTACCTAAATTTCCTATCTTTATCCCCTCCTTAGTCTTCAAACCAAACTGCCAACTTACCAAGTTCCATTTCTTTAACTAAACAGTAAGTAGAGTATCCATCTACCAACACAAAGTCCTTATTCAATACAACCTTGCTCTCAAACTCGCCTGTATTTCTAAAATAATCACGTTTACGCTGCATCTTCTTCCAACCAACTTTCTTAGCAGCAAATTCTTCCGTAATATGTATCTGGTTAAAATCAATCCAATATTCTTTTCCTGGCTTATAATATCCAACACTCATCAATAATTTTTCAAACATTTTATTTTCCTCCCTTATTCTTATTGCGCTCTTTGCGATTTCTGTATTCAACAGTAGTCCATGGCTGTCGTTTGCGTTTGCACTCGTATGTATTAAAATCTTCGTTACTGATAATTCCGTAAAATTCTTTCTGTCTTGCCAATTCAGCCTCTGTCTTATATGTATTAAGTTTTACCGTATGATTCATTTATTTTTGTTTCCTCCTTTAATCTCATCAAAATTGTCTACTTTATAAATCTCTTTCATTTTTTCTAGCGCCCACTCAATTTCCTGTTGGCACTCATCATTATTTAGCACGTATATATTTGGTACATTCTGTGGCGGCTTTCCGTCTTTTTTTATGCTGCCAACAGTTTTCTTTACAAGCATCTGCTCCGACAAGAAATAATTAATACATTTGGTTATGGTATCTTTAGACATTGATAGTTCTTTTGCCATATTCCCAATGTCGCGGAAGAATGCTCTTGGGTACTCCTTTAATCTTTTTAAATATTCAGAATCGCTTTCTTCTTCCTTTTGGTCGCTTTTTTCACCTATGTAAGAGAGGATGTAAATATAAGAGAGTAGCAGCGTTTCATTGTTTATGGCAGAATCTGAGTCCATGATTTTATCAAATACACAAAAATCAAACTTACAGAAGTTTTTAGGAAAGTCAAAATTGTCTGAAATAATCTTTACTTCAATTCCGGTATCATACGTAATAGAATCAATGTCTTGAGCAATGGATATCATTTTACTGTTTACCATGTATTCCAATACGTCCAAAATCTCCTTGAATGCTTTTGGCTTATTCCTGGTATTTTTAAGCCCGTAATAGTTAAGTATCTTTTTTATCGTGATCCAGCTAAAATCTTCCAGAGAACGATAACGATCAATCAGTATGTATGTAATGTAGAACTTTCTGCTTACGCCATATAGCTTGCGTATATCTCCTCTGATATACTGATTTGGTATTCTTGTAAAATAGTCTTTCTTAATTAAATATCCCTCCTTTTTGCTTTTGCGAGAGTTCAGTAAACTATGCAAATGTATCCCCGTCAATCTCATAGAGAGTTCAGCAGAGGGTGCAAATGCATGACTTACTGAACTGAAATAAAAGAAAACAATATAATAAAACAAAACATAGTCGTATTTACTAAAGTAAATACTCCTTTAAAAAACACACTAACGTTTACTAGTTATCCCAGTTTACATTTCTCCTTCCGTATTCTGTTTTCAAGGTACTGATATTGCTTGGTTTACTTTTTACTGGATTACTATGTAATATTTGCAAAGCCCTTCATCCAAATTGCTGCCACAACCTAGATGAAGATTAATACATTCTTATGTATCTGAGTAGATTATACAATTAATACATTCTTATGTCAATACTTATTTTAAAATATTTTTAAATTATTTTTATATGCTTATTTTTTGAGTTTTTGGGTGTGATTTTGGATTTTAACCTTTAGACGATAAATTGTGCCTTTAATAGAAGATAAACGATTTACGATGTGATTTTCGCTGATTTGAGCTAATGATCCTGAGTTTAGAGGATAGAAGAGTATCTGGGATAAGATTGGACTATATGTCTGTTGATTCTGGTGATCATAGATTTGTGGTATGCTGCATTGAGCCGGTATAGGATATATTTCTATTTTACGTTGATGGTGTTTACCTGGTTATCTGAATTAATTATATATTTTTCCTTTAAATAGAAGATATTTGTCTTAAATTGATTTCGAGTAAATTATGGTTGTGTCGATTAAGTGTTGAATAGGTGTTGATTATTGCTGATCGGATACGCTTGATATTGGATTTGTTTAAATTGTACATACGATTATTTTGAGGTACTTCGAGAGAGTACTTCGGTGAGAGGAGAGATTATCCTTATTTTATAAGGGTTTAGAGGTGATTTAGACGTTAATTTGGTATCATTTTTGTCGGATTATTTTGCTTAAAATTAGATTTTTGTGGTGAGTTCGGAAAAGTGCTTATTCTATAAGGGATTGCTGAGATTTTGGTGGGTAAAATTGGGTGATTTTAGGGTTTATTAAATTCTTTGTGCATATTGTATAGGACTGTTTTCGCTTATGGTTACTGGGTTTATGGTGAGTGATGCTCGAAATTCCCGAAGTGACTTCCGAAGTGATTTGGGATTTATTTGTGCAATTTGTATAGTGATTTTGGGGTTTCGGAGTTGAAAATGGGGAGTTATGTGTGAGTAGAACAGATAGGGGCGTTGCTGCCAAAACCAGGTCAACCGGAAATGTAAACATACCCCCCATACCCTGTAAAGCCAGTGTTTACGTGCTGTTTTGGTATCTAATATGGAGTTATGCATTTTTTTCGTATCTGCTAGTAATAGGTTATTAGAGTAGTATTAAACCATTTCAGGGGAGTTTCAGGTAGGATCTGGCCATCAATAGGAATCTGGGATATTTTTGGTTGATTTGTACACTGTTGCAACATACAACAGTCGTTCGGTATAAAAACAGTAACGATTACTAATATAATTTTATAGTAATCAATTAACACAACACATAACAATTTAGTAATATCAATAATCATTCCTATCATTATACATTCACCATCATAACATAACTAAAACTTATATCAATCATAAATTCCATGCATATTTAGTTATAATAGTAATTATTCCTAAAATACCTGGCTTACACCCGTACACATAACTATAAGTTATACATACATTGCTATACATTCATTATAGTTATATTAGTAACTATTACTAATATTTATCATTACATGGCTGCTTTTACTAATATAGTAATTATTCCTATTATATTATCATTAATCGGATATCACGCACAAAGTTATCACATTACACACACTCCATCAACCTGATTCCTTACGATTCCTGACACTCCACTCAACCACTCATCATCAGGTTATTATCATATGCAGTCAATCCCATTTACCGGATCTCACATCATACAATTCCATAGCACCTCATACAACGCACGTATTACCATTTTCTACCTATTCAATCCTCAACCCTTACACTTCTTCACTCACGCACCTACAACGTCAGCAAATCGATTCTACACACTCACACGACTATACTACACATATTCACCATCTATTCCACTATCAATCCAGACAATACGAAAAACATTTTAAAATACTTCTTGACAAACACCATACATAAGAATATATTAAATATAACCAAACATACGTACACAACGAATCACATACATATAGCTTTAAACGCACGTAATCAACGCTTAAACCGATTGTATCACTGTACCTTAACAACTCTAGCCCTAACCCATTACACGGGCAAATAGGCACAATAAACGGCTCATATCGCAAGGAATCCTGATATCATTTATTTACGATCTGTCTCAGCATCAACGGGTACGATATCAATGACCAATTGACAACCAATAGCCTGACATATATCATTCAATGATTCAAGGGTTATATTGTCCTGATTCAGTAGTGCACTTGTAGCACCTTGTGACTTGGTCATATTAATGGCAACGTCCTTAACCTTCATGCGCTTAGCTACCATTATTTGTCGTATGTGATTTAGTAAATCTGGGGTATTTGTATAATTCATCTTATTTATTCCTTTCTATTGGACAGTAGTACATCTTAGCATAATCTTTATTATAAAAGATATGTGCAAAATATACAAGATATATCTATTATCTTTGTGCAGTATTATACCTCGTAAATAAAAAATATAACTTGCAAATACAAGATATAAGTAGTATAATAAAGACAGTTAAGAAATACATAACACATAAATAAGTTAATCGAAAGGCGGTTTCGGTCATGATAAAATCAGAAAACGAAATGACACTCGATGAATTATTAGACTCGTCAGAATGGAGTTTACTTATGAATAACCTAAAGCACGAACCACAAATGCAAAAACAGAATCATAATATTAGCTTAGCAGATACGGGTAGACAGCCAGAACACATGTATTATTAATATACGATATAGCCTAAACGCCAAGCGTACAGTCAGGTGCAAGTCCTGACAAGGCTCTTCAAAATTGAATAAGGAGGATTTAATATGGCAGTATATGTATGTCAGTTACCGCAAGCAACCCAAGACGAGATAGTCCGCAAGTGCCGAAAAGTATTTGAATCACTGGCATTTCCGGTTAACATTGAAGAGGAAGTCGAAAACGTGTTGTGCTCCAAGCTTTCAGACATTTCCGACACAATCAACATTAAACCATATAGGAGGTTTCTATAATGACCAAATACCAAAACCAGACTTTCAAAACAACTAAACAAGCAATCGCTTACAAACAATCATTCAAAGAGGAATACGGTTTCGAATCACGGGAATCCATCATAAAGGTTACGGAATCAACCGATAGAGTGCCAAAAGGAACAATTATATTAGCACTTGATGAAACGGAAAACTGTTATGTACTTAATCCATTTTATGGAATGGGAAACCTTGTTTACATTCCAAAGCGGAATTGTGAAAAGGTGTGTTAATTTAAACGGTCTATCAGGGCGAGCCTGTAGCATCAAAGCAAAATAGACCACTCAATCAAGTGAAGCAACTTGTTCCAATGGAAATAAAAAGAGCCTGACAGCTACCAACTGCCAGACCCCAAGGAATATGACGGATTACGACATACTCACAACTATCCAAGTCAAGAGTATATCACAATCAAATCAGTGATTCAAGTCTGAACGTCAGTTCCCATCTGCAATACCGATTGACAACGTCAGAAGCAGTCAACCGCTAGTCTATAACAATTCTAGTCAATATTTCTTAACGAAAATTCCAAAACCGTCCTTTGACAATGGAGCAGTTCCTATATAGGTTACACCTTGAGACAGTAAAAGGTGACAGGAGTAAAGCCAGAACGCCACTCGTAGAAGCGAAAAAGCGTATCATACATACGATTCTGGAATCCGTAAAAACACATCATGTGTGGGTCATAGAATAGGATATCAAGGGCAATGACTTATGTGGGTGCTGAATAATCCGCAACGTATGAAATATGTGTACGCTATATCGAAAAACAAATAGTTATCGGATAGCAGGGAGAAACTAGAGGACGTAAGGCGGATGAAAAATACTTTCAGAGGTTGAGACTGAAGTAAACTATTGAACGAAACACCATTTTATTATTTATCATGCAAGCGAAAAGCACCATTGCAGTATATTAGAAAGAGTAACCGATAGGGCGGGCAAACATGAAAGGCTTGTACCTGAGTAGTAAGTAGTAGCTTTAATCGGTGATGGTATCTTTTCCCTGTCTGTGATAACGCTAACCGTCAAGTAAGCGAGTGGACTTCTACGGAGGTTTACGAAACTGAAAGTCGGTTTTCACTTGTATGAATACTTAATAAAATGAATAAAAATTCAGAAAGAGGGTATTGCAGCCATGAGGGTAAATTTATATACGATAGGTAAGAAACAGTTAATCGGCACGTATGAAGCAAGAAACGCCTATGATTCAAGTTTCTACTTCCGTGATATGCCTACGCTGTCAGCAAGGAAATGCAGAGAAATACTTGATACGGTTTCATCAAGTTTAAAGATCGAATCAAAAATACTTGTCTTTGAGGACGCAGAAACGGGTTACACGGGAATTCAAGAGTTGCACAGAGGCGGAACTATTCTAAACTTTTAAACGGAGGATTTAGCAATGAAGAAAATTAAATACGCAATCATCACAACCGCACTTGTAATAAGTGCTTTTTTATTTGGCAGATTTGGCAACAGAGACATGGTTGATATGAATCAGGTGGCAGACATTCAAGTAGACGCAGAGGGCGTACAGATAGTCTTATTGGACGGATCTGGCTACTATTGGGAAAGGTAAGGAGGGAATGACTTATGTATTATTTTATAGCGCATTACACTGATTTAAATACAGATAAACCCATTGAAAAAAATATTAAATTTGACGGTCAGTTTTTAGACAGTGAAAGAGAATGTTACTTGTATGCTATGGGAAAGGCTTACGACATGACTAAGAAAAACGAAATTTTTGATAGCTTAGAATTTATGGGGTGTTGATAGAATATCCATTTCATAGGGAGGTATAAAATTATGAGGGATTTAAAAGAGGTTTATCGCAAGTATGAAGTAAAAGCCGAAAGCATAGAAGACTTTTTGAATCGGTATACAAAACCTAGCAGAAATGAACAAAGAAGCAGCGACTATCAAGAAGCTAGAATAAAATCACATACAGAAGATTTAGAAAAGTACGGATATACATTTATAACACATCATGACAGTGTAACAGGTGAATGTGTTAGTTATTATGGAACTGGAAAATAATAAGCAATACCGAATTTTATAAGGAGGATAAATAAATGAGCAAACAATTGACATATGAAACTTTTGACACCTTCCAAGAGGCTGATAGTTATATTAAAAGGAATAATTTGAAATCGAAACCAACATGGGCGGAAAATTGGTTTTGCTGGGTCGTATGGTATAGAGACTAAAATACTAGCAGAGTGGAGCAGTCTAAACGGCTGCTTTAATGCACCTGGCACACGTCAGGCGGTCACAAGTCCGCAAGCATTAAGAGGGAGGTAATAAGAGTGAGCAAAAGATATTGTACGCCATACAAAACAATTACATTCAACCAAAATCCATGGCATGATGGAATGACCTATCATGAGTGTAAGAGTTATGAATGTAATTATATAAATGATCAAATCGAAGTAAAACTTGGTTTAGGAATGTTATATTTTACACCGGAAGAATTTAAAAAACATTTTAGAGTATTGGGAGCAAAATAAAATTCTTATTTGATGGAGGAAAAGAAAATGAATATATGCCCTTGGTGTGGTAATAAAGCCGTAGTAAGAAATAGTCCTCTTGGATATTATGCGGAATGTAGTAAGAATGGACACGTACACAATATTGGTGTGCTTGTTCCTGCTACTTCTTCATATTCTAAAACAGAAAATGAAGCAAAAATTTTATGGAATAAAGCAACAAAAGAATTTAGCATTTAAAACTATTCATCTATTTGTAAAAGGAGGATCTTAAATGGAAAAAAGAGATACAGGAATTATTAGAGGAAAGCAATTACTCACTGTCTGATGTAGAAGAAGCTATAAACTTTGTAGCTGCCTTGCTTACAATCAGATTAGAAGATATCAAAAAGAATGAATCATATGCAACTAACAGCATTGAAAGGCTAAATAAGGCCGTGACAGAAGTAAATGATTTACTTTGGTTAGAAGATTTACAGTAGAATAATATTTGTTTTCAGTCAGAAGCCATTGGACAGCATTCCGGTGGCTTTTATAGTGGAAATAAATAAATTAAATCTTATGGAGGACATTATCATGAAAAAGGAATATACAGTAGAACAGATGGCAGAAACAAGATGGTTTTATACATTCGCAGAACCAAACGCAAAGGGCGAAAGATTAGTTATTGAAGTATGTAAGTGTACTAACTCAGGCGGTAGCAATGCACTTCCAGTGCTATGGCATAAGCATGGCTATACTGATAAGGTTTTAGAGACATATTGGAGTATTGATACATTTGTAAGAGATACAGAAGGTAATTGTTATGGAAGATATAATCCACAACATGAATTAAGAGAAGACGGAAAAGGAATGGTAATAAATTTTGAATACATGCTTGAAGCCACAGAAGGTAACAAAGAGAAATTACTTGATGAGGTATTAGAAACATTTTACTCACAAACGGGTGAAACTGCTACGGAAGAAAAGCACAGAAAAGTAAGAGAATACGCAGAAGCAAACAATATTAAAGTGCTTAAAACAATGCCAGAAGGTTGGATTAACCTTAATTATTGTACTGCTCCTATCGGTTCAACATGGATCGGAAATATGAAGCCTAATATTCATAATCTAAGAGATATAAACAGAAAAGAAGCATTATTATTAGTTTAAAGCGGAGGTGTTAAATGATGAAAAGAGCGTTCATACAGGAGTATAAAAATCACCATGAAGTAAGAATAATTGACACTGAAAACAATACATTTCACAAGCACATGCAGTCAAAAAATACTCGCTTCCCGTTTGGCAAACCATTTGATTCTTCTATGGAAGATATGGGATATACAAGCGTAAAAGAATGTATTAAAAGTTTAAAGGGCAGAGGGTTGCTTGGCGAAGAAATAGCTTTGAACGAGTTAAAAGAAATTGAAAGAATGGGATATATCCAATTAGGAGTTGAACGGCTTAATCGTGCAGGAGTATGTGATTGCAGTAAAATTATTGATGTATGCGAAAATCTGGCACGTTATGGAATGAATTATATTGATGCACAAAACCAAATAATTGGAATGTATGAAATGGAAGCATAGGGGGAGGTCATACAGATGCCACAGAAGCCAGAAATTAGTGATGTATTAGACTGGGAAGTCAGAGTTAAGTGTAATAATTAAAAACGGAGGCGTAAAACATGAGAAAAGTAACATTTATTATTGATGATATTGCAAGTATGAAAGAGTTATTTAAGAATGAAGAAAATGCCAGTGAAGCCATGAAAGATCAAAAGTCATTTAAGGCCGTATTTTCAGTCATTGGCAACAAAAGTCCTGATAGATATGAACTATCTGATATGAATGGAAACAGGCTTAATATAAACGATTTAAACGGTTATCAGAGGGCATGTATCATGGGTGACTGCTATAAATATTTCGAAAGCAAAAGCAATTACTACTTTAAGACAGATAAACCTTTCGGAGTTATTGGCATTACCGAATGTGAGATATAAAACACCATTAAAAAGTATATTTCAATAGAAAAGGAGGAATTAAAAATGACGGCTACGAATATTACAGATAGAACAATACAAAAAGCTCATTGCGATTGGGTTAAGGCACAGGCAAATGAACTAAAAGCATTATTAAAATATGATGATGAAACGGTTTTATTAAACAAACAAAGGGCGTTAAGTGGAATTGAAACGGCTATGCAGTCACTAGAAGAATTAAGATTATATATTAATGAATTGTAATTTTTAACGGCTTATAGAAGTCAGAAAGGAAGATATTATGACTAAAACAGGATGGTGGAGTGTTAAATTTGAATGTACTTTAGATGGAGAAACCGTTGACTTTGACGAGTTGGACGAATGCTCACAGGAACATATTTTAGAATTGATTAAGGACGGATACTCAAACGGTGAAATCGTAAAAGAAAATGACGATGAAGAGTAAATGAATTTGTAATTTGATTGAAAGGGTAAATGGTAAGATGTGATGATTATAGTTAAAACAATTAATTGTGAAGAACTGGAAGAAAACACAATGTTTAACAGTTTCACAGAGTTTCAAAAAGAATGGAATAGAGAAGAAAATAATATTCCATACATAAACGATAAATTAGTTTATGCTGAGATTGACGGTAAACAGATACAAGGCAAAACATTTATTGATGTATTAAAATATTTAATTATTAATTATGGACTGAAAACAGTATAAAAAATAGATTTCAAGGAGGGAAGCATAATGGATTTTAATAACAATATTGATTATTTACCTGTTATTTGTATTTCTATCAGAGAATCAATACCAGATCAAATCAAGATTGACAAAGAATACATAGTTGACCGTTTATCTATTTATCTTGATATGGACGGTGATGCATATGGCATGGTTTATGATTCAAGTATGAAAAGAATCGGAAACATGAAACTATCACATTTTAGATGTAAATAAAAACTTATTCTAAATATAGGAGGGTATCACATGTATAAATTAGATTTTACTGGCAATACGGGCAAGACCAAATCAATTGTAATTGATGGAAAATATTGTGGTGATAACTGTGAGTTTAAACAAAAGATGTTTCAGGGTTATGGTGGTTGGTTAGGGATTGAAGTAGAGGGTTGTATTTTAAAAGGTCAACTTTCCACGAGTAAAGGTAAATGTATACGTTGCGATGAATGCTTAAAAGTTTGTAAGTCTCAAATCGAAGAGAATGGTTCTCACTGGGAAAGGGTAATTTAACAGGGATGAAAGACAGGATTTAAGTAGAAAGGAGATAACATGAAAACAGTATATAAATATATTGTTGAGGGTAGTTACACGGGCATAGTAATATCTAACACAAAAGAAGAAGCATACAAAAGAGTCAAGGAAATGTTAGAAGACTATGGAGCAGAAGACGAAGATCTGAATAACCTCAAGGTATTTAAAATTGAAGAAGACGAAAACTATAGTGGTGATTATCCAGATATTTTAGAATTTTAAAAGTGAACAAAAATCCATATAGGAGGAAATAAAAATGAGTGATTTTAGTATAGGAGAAAACACAGCCAGACGACTAACCAAACAAGAAGTGATTGGCATTATTAACAAAACATTTCCAGACAATTATGGTTGCATAGCAGTAGTAACTGGCGTGAAGTTTGGAAATAAGGACTTAACTTTTTATAACCAATCGGTCACATTTGGGAAGCCATTGGAATTAGATTAATTAAAAACAATTATAATAGTTATCGGTAAGCTGAAACCGTTAGAAAAGGAGAATATAATATGAAATATGCAGTTGCAGTATTAAGTTTTTTTGAGAATGAAAACAGAGTATTTGTAATTGAAGCCAAAAATGAAGTAGAGGCAATGGTAAAAGCTTTATCATCAAAAGATAAAATGTTAGAATTAGAAGAAGATTATGTTAAATGGATAGATGAAATGCTGTTAAAAACAGTCGAAGAAATTCAAGAGGAATGTTTCAATGGTGATATAGCAATTTCAAAACCAGTGTTAGTAAATTAAACCGATAGAAAGCACATTTTTATGAGCAAAAGGAGGTTATAAGATGTTATTTGATAAAGTAATTAAAAATATGGAAATACCATCAAGTTGTATTATTGCAACAGACGAATGCGGTTACTGGAACTTTAATATTGATTTTGTAAATAGCGATGGACAATGTGATCAGACTCAGTTAGATGTATATCCGTATCAGTTTGATTATGTTCAGCGAAAATGCAAGGAATTACAAGAGTTGTGGAAAAGTTTCTGTAATGAAAACGGATTCAAACAAAACTCTATTACCGGTATTTCAATGGCGAATTTATGACAAGAAGAGAGGGCGCAAGCATATGACCGATAACAGCAAGAAAAATACAAAGGGTAAAGTAACATACATTTATGATACAGAAGGACATTATACGTGGTATAGCAGCTTTGCAGAGGCATTGAAAGATGTTAAGAATCAGATTACTAGAAAGGAGTAATTATGGTGAACACGGTCAGGAGTTACGATGATTTGTACAACTACGGATCAAAAATACATAAGCAGAAGTCAAACAAACTGAATAAGTTTCGAAAAATCATGGGAGGCATTTTATTATTGTCTTCCTTTATTATTGCCTACAAACTGTCAGACCAGGACGGTAACTGGCTTATTACTGCATTTTGTTTTATCGTGGCAACCGCACTATTTTATACAACTAAGGAGACTAATTATGAACGGAAGATTAAGATATGAACCAACACCAGAGGGAAAGATTGCGGTATACGTGGGAGATAAATATTTAACCACTTGCGATAATTTCACAGACATTTTTAAATTCATCATGAACAGAGAAAGTAAAAGTGCTTAACACGCTGCCTTGTCGGTTATCCTCACGGGTTATAAAAGCCGGTGCTATCACAGGCAAACAAGGCATTATAGAAATTCAATATAATATAAAGGAGAAAAGGATATGGGATATATGAAGTATGGTGTATTAGAACAGTGTAAGGAGTTTATGATCATTAAGCAGAGATTTAGCCACGGAATGCTAAGGTATTTTCAGAATCAGCTAGAGGACTATCTGAATGATCAGTCAGATGAACACCCAGCTATCGTATGTTGGTATTCTGGAACAATGAGTACAGAGGAATTAATAAGTCAGTGCGCATAGAAGTGTGCTTTCATGCTTATCATCAATTATTTGGTTGTTAAAAAATATATGTTTATTTTTATACAACTATATGGTATTATTGTTATAACGTGAATAGAAAGAGGTTGTGTTATGTTTTATGAAAGCAATGAACAGATTAAAGAGCAGATAAGGAAACTCATGGTTGAAAAAGGGGAAACCTACAGAAGCTTGGCAGAAAAACTCAATACAAGCCAACAAAATATTTTTAAAATTTTAAATAAAAATCAGCTGAAGCTTGACGATGTATTAATGGTTTGTAATGCACTTGGTATCCAGTTTTGCATTAATTTTTATTCACCAAATGATGAAATAGATGTATATGAGGAACTAGAATTTTATAAAGACAGTTACGAAAAGAACATTGAAATAATTAAAAGGTATAGTGAGGCCATAGAAAAATACAATGAAATATTGAATAAGTTAAAGAAAACAGTTGACAATATACTTACTGAATAATAAAAATTAACTAAACAGTTGACAAATGAAGAAATTAGATATATACTATCGTTATAAGCAATAAAAAGAGCAGCAAGTCGGCAAACTCGCTACTCTCTGGAATAGAATTTTTTCTACTCGTACCTAATCAATATGAGTATACAACAAAAATTCTTTTCTTTCAAGTCCAAACATTCGTTTGGGTTATTCCAATTTTTTTTGCTTATTTGCACATTGAAAACAAAATAGCTTGCACAGTTGAGGTAGTAGCGATACAGGCTCAATAAAGCTGAAACGCCTAAAAGCTGTTTGTGTGTGAGTGTGGCGAAAAAATATTGAAAGGTTGAAAGTGTATGAAAACAGAGATTAAAGAAATTCCATTTAATAATGGAAAACTATTAGGAGTAAAAACGGAAGATGGGAGGGTCTGGTTATCCATCAGAAATTCATGTAGAGATATTGGTTTGACCGATGCACAAGGTAGAGCCGAAGTTAGCAAAATACAGAATTCCATCTTATTTAAAAATGAATGGCGGAAGCTGAGTCTTAAATTTGAGACGCAGGTCAGAGAGGTTCTTGTGTTATCAGAGAAATTTGTACCGTTATGGTTGGCTCAAATAAATTTAACCCCAGCTATGCAAAAGAAAAGTCCTCTTGCTACAAATAAATTATTAAGATATCAACTAGAAGCAGCAGATGCCCTTCACAAAGCATTCTATGAAACAGAAGAGCAGAAAGACTCTCTTCACTCTTCTCTTGGGTTAGAAGGGCAGATCATGGAAATGAAAGAAATTCAGAAAACGCAGACCGTACAGATTAACAGAATGGAAGATACAATCGATAAGCAGATGGAAATGCTTTCTTCTGTAATGGACAATATGACATTATCTACACGACAGCAACAGAAGATTTATAAGGCTGGCAAAGACAGGATCAGCGCATTGCTTGGTGGTGCACATAGTATGAAATACAAAGAGAACGCCAAAAGTTACTTTATTAATATGTGGAATGGACTTAAGTCATTGTATGGTTGTGCTTCATATAAGGATCTGAATCCAAAATATTTTGATGTTGCTTTTGATTATGTAAGTGAGTGGAAATATAGATAGTTTTGTTTACAGCCGGTAGCAGTCAAATGTTATCGGCTGATTCTTATTATAGTAGGAGGGTAAGTGTTATGACATACATAATCACAAATGGAGAAGTGTTCTTAAAAAGAGATGAAAATAATCAATGGGTGACAACAACGGTTAAGCATGAAGCAACTACTTATCACGATATGGAAAAAGCTGAAAATACACTTGCTCATATGCCTAAAAAATACCGTAATTACAAGATGAGTGTTAAAAAATTGGGAGTTGTCAGTTCAAAAAGTCCAAATGAGGAAGTAGACATCAAGGAAAAATTACGTGATATGCAGGATTTTATACTATATACAGAGGCCAGAAAAGAATATCTTATTAAAATGCTGTCGCGTGAAGATATGAAAATTGTAGATATTGAACATGCTGCTGAGTTCTATAAGTTAAATGCCTCACAAGGATATAAACTTTATAGAATGTTGAGAGATGCGCGAATGAATAGGCGCAAATACAAAGATGAACTAGAAGAAATTGAGTCACTTAAAAAATATGGATTTAATATGTTGAGAACAGATGAAATGATTGACGAGATCAAAAAGCTAGATAATCGTAAATACAACCCTAGAGTACTAGAAGAACTCTTTAATTAATAATTGACGGAGGATATTAAAATGAGAATGTGGCATAAAGATTTAATCCCTGTTTTACCACTTGCCCAATTAAAAGGGGAATGGAGTGAGTTATCAGCAATCGCAGGAAATTTATTACTCAAAGGAACACCCAAACATTTGCTTGTGGATAGAGCTATAGAATACCCGTTAAACCATTTTACTTCCTATAGTGACTTAATATATCATGAACGGCTTAAACGTGGTTTAAAGGCAAGTAGAAGCGTTAGAGATAAGATCTATTCGGTATGTGATACTGATAGTAAAGTTACATATAATGAATTGTTTTCAGAATGGCACACTGATAGATATTTACGTCAGTGCTATTATAACCTACAAGAAAAATATGATTGTGGTGGGATCAGTCATGAAGAATGGGAAAAGATAGAGTTGGTTTGTAAGAGAATATTATAGAGGAGAATTTTAAAATGAAAACGAATGAACAATTAAAAGAGGTTATATTAGAATTAAAAATAGATTTAATGAAAGCAAACATCCCACAGGGACATTGTCCGTATGCATACTATAATAAATTTGAAAACCCTTTAGATAGTTGTGATAGCTGTTTCGATTGTAAAAAAATATTTTTTGATAAATGGAAAGAAATTATCGTAGAAGATTTAAAAACGCTTTAGTGTATAAAAGAGATATTTCCTTTGGAAAAGAGAGGTGATAATATGACTGTAGAATTAACCCAAGAAGACATTAAGATGCTTAAACAGGAATTTGGATACATAAGGTGTATGTATTGGGATCGTAAACTTCCGATTAATTTCCCAAACGATTATTGTGACGGAGATTGTCACCATTGTAAAAAGAAATTTAAAATTGATGTTTGGTTAAAAGATAGGGAGATCAGATAAAAACAAGATTTGATTAAAAAAGGAGGATAATAAGATGGAAGATTTAATAGCTAAAATTCAAGAGGTATATGCAGATTGTACTACATGTCAGGAGGTAGCAGAGGTATACGCCAAGATAATGATGGAGAATCAAAAACAGATGGAGTCGATGATGGAATGTCTAGTTGATTCAGATGTGGAATAAGCGGATAGAACCACAATTTTAACCAGAAAAGGAGAATATAATATGACGTTTCAAGAAGCAAATAAAAATTCAAAGGATTTATTTTGTAGGAATAACTTGACGTATGATGAAACAGTAAGAAGACTACAAACGCATTTTTCAGAACAAGAAACATTTAATATCATGATTGGATCAAGCGGACTTGTATCTTGGACAGATGGTAAAATTGTTGTAATATGCACAGATAAATTTTCAAGGAAATATTCAATTGTTGCGCCTGGTTGTTTTATGGAATTAATTGAACCTTAAAATCAGGAATTGAAAGGAGAAAAATGGATAATATTGAGATTTTACTGGCAATGAATACTGAGCAAAATCCTTTACACTGGACTAAGAAAGAGCAGAACAATGCTATTGAAGAAGCTGTTACGGCAATTGAAAAACAGTATCACGAGAAGAAGGTAATAACTAGAGGACTAGGGCAGAGATACTGTCCTGTATGTGGTAATAATGGGGCAGATTATATGTACTGTAAAGATTGTGGTCAAAAATTATCAAGATAAAATAAGTGATTTATCCAAGAAAAGGAGAGTAAATATGAAGATTTTAAATGGAAAAGAACAGGACTATAAAGAATGGTATGAAAATCAAAGTGCGGATTATGGTAGGGCGTGTTTTAGATTTGCTGAAAAATGGGCAGAACTTCTTGAAGAGTTAATAGAAAACTCATCTGAAGATCCTACAAAAGTCATCGTTGAGAATGCAGATAGAACAAGTTACAAGGCAGATACCGAGGGAATTACCGGATTTATGTATGGTGCAGCTGTCAATATCTTGTCAAGTTGTTGGAAACACGGAGAGGTGCTAAGAAAGTGGCACAATAAGGAATATGACTACGATGGAGACGGTGTGGTTAATCCTGCGGTTCTATCGATTAAGTAAATAAAACAATCATTTGAAAGGAGAAAATAGATAAAAACTAAAGCAATTAATTATGAAGAGATAAAAACAATAAATAATGAGGAACAGTTTGTACATGGCGAAATCACATTTAAACCGCTTAACAGAACGGATATGCCGGCAATGGTTTCTGCTAAAATCGAAGCTGGTTTAACGATGTCAGAAAGTGAAATGGATTCTTTTACAGAAGAGTTAAATATTTTGTTCCAAAAATTTGCAAAATAATTATACAATTGATATAATATTAGTATTATAATAAAATAAATATGGAGGTAATGATATGAAGGTAAATTATAAAAAAACGAACATTGAACAGGTACTTATGCTTGAAAATGGAAGTGAGACACTGATACTTAGGGAAGGAAATTTGATTGAAGTTACTACCGACGAAACAGATTTTGACAGAACATATACTGGGACGTATGTATTCAATGGAGAAGAACGTATTATGATTGATGAAGAAGATATACCGATCGAATATATCACAGAGATTAAAATATTAGAATGACTTCATGGTCAGCAGCGGTCAAATGTTGCTGGCTATTTTCTTGCAAATATAGAGAATAAGAGAGGAGAATGGTATAATGAAAGTAGATTTAGTTTCTTTAATTATTGGAGTTGTGTTTGCTGCTATAAACATGGTTGTCTTAATTATGCTTGGAAATGATTCAAGTATTTTAGTAGACGCATTTTTTGGAGCAGAGGGAGCTTGTGTTGGAATTGTAGTAAGAAATATGTTTGGCAAATAAATCTGGAAATTCATCATAATTGTGAGGTGATAAAGTGGAAAAATTAAAAGTGAAAGATCTAAAACCAAATGATAATGTTGTGTTTAAAGCAGATCCGTATGGTGAAGGAAGAGAAGAATATTTTGATGGTCATGTAATCAACGTGTACGATAAAATTGTATTTGTGTGCTACTTGTACGGGTACAAGTCAATGACCGATCCAATCCCGTATGATAAAATGATTGCTAAATATGATAAAGAAAATGGCATTGAAATGAGATTTGATAACATTGTAGGTGAAAGCATTCTGCTGGAGCCATAAATCGAGCAGTTTAAGGAGGAAAGTAAAATGGGAACAATGGGAATGAAACTTGGTCAATTGGATTTGTCTCCAGAAAAATATATGCTAGTTTACAAACGAAAAGATGATGGAACTATTAATACGTGGACTTTACCAGAGGTTTCTTTTCAAATAAACTATAAACAAATGAAAAAAGATGTCGAATTCGTCGGTATATACAAGAAACTTACCAACGATGAACTGTTAGATGTTTTAACCAATTAAAGAACTATTTTAAGGAGGATTTTAGGCATGTTGGGTATGTTTTTTGCAGGATTATTAGGTGTGGGAGCACAAAGTATTTATAAAGAAGCAAAATATCAGCAGAAAGTGAACGCCGCTGGGCATCGTATGCTGGTTGGTTGCAAGACGGTGGACGAAGTTATTTTTCAGAAATGCCTGTGGAACACGTCTCCCGATATGCCTAAACTTACAGATGAAGAATTAAGGCACATTGAGTGGAGATACGAAAATAGAATGCCCATTAATCCTACTATTAGTAGTGGGTATCGTAAACAAACCGGGAAAGATTTATATGAAGTGATTGAGAGGAGGAAATAATCATGGGAGAAGCAGCTAAAAAAATAAAGAGTCCATCATATCTTAAAATTGTAGACGGTACAACATCTAAAGCAAAGAGAATTAATGCCGACGGAACGATAGATCAGAGGCATAAGAATACCAGTAATAAAAAAGCAGGAGTAAGTAGTAAAGTGTATTTTCTTAATAGAGAAGAAATTGAGTTGATGAAAAATGCCTTTATTAAGAAGATTGAATCATCTAACACTCCCACGAATGAACTAATGAACCGCAGAAATTATGCACTATTCTGTATGGGTATCAATGTGGGACTCCGGATCAGCGACATAATTAAACTTAAATGGAGTGATGTGTTTGATAAGCACTGGCAAGTTAAAGATATGCTTTCGCTCAAACCTAAAAAGACAGAGAGATTTAACAAATATGTAACTATCATTTTTAATGATAGCTTTAAGACGTCTGTCCAAGATTATAAACAGGAAGTAACAAGATTAAAGGATCTGCCAGAACTTGACGATTATATATTTTGTGGAAAAATGTATTCAGAGATTCCCATCCAGGAAAAGAGTTTTTGTGCTATAATCAAGAGGACGGCAGAAAAAGCTGGAATTAAGAAGAACGTGGGAACACATTCATTACGTAAGACGTTTGGTAGAAACTTTTATATAGAATCTCCAGATCGGGCATATGCTCTTAGAATGCTCCAGGAGTGTTTTAAGCACGCAACTCCCGCACAAACCCTGACATACATCGGAATTACGATTGAGGAGCTTGTAAACTTCTACAATTCAGTTAATTTATAGGGAGGGAAAAGCGAATGGACGAATTAGAAAAGGCAATGCAAAATCAATCATTTACACTGATTGACAACTATGACAAGCCATCTATTATATTATACGGGAAAATGGTTATAGGTTCCCACACGGAGAATGGTGAAACGGTAGAAGATTGCAAATACTGCATAGGGCAGACTTGGAGAGATGAAGAAAGCTTTTCGATTCATCATATAAAATCATATGATAGATTGAAGCTGTGGCTTAATCAGTGTACTACTGGAGGATATAAGTATTATTTAGATTTGTATAAAAGTAGAGGATAATAGCATTAAATGGATTGATTCATGTCGATTTTAAATATGGAGGATTAATATGTATAGAGTAGATTTGAACGAGAATGTTTATTTAATGGGAGAAAAGGCAGAATTTAATATTCCTACTTCTTCTGGAGCGAAATCAATTTATGAGTCTGAAAATACGAAGAGTTTGGGGAATGAAATATATGAGAAGGTGACAGTTCCTGCTATTCGCAACAAGAAAGACAACAAGCCTCTTGTTTGGAAAGTAACAGAAGATGGAGAATTTGTAGGTACTATTAGTTGGAATGGAGCATTCTGGGATAATAATAGCAGGAACGGCGCCAATTATTGGAAGATGACTGATGACGAAATTAGTAAAAACATTGCAAATTAGTATTGAAATGATTATTTGATGGGAGGATTATTATATTATGACAATATTTGAAACAGAAAAGGCTATTTTAAAAGCCCAAACTCCGCAAGAGATAGACGATATTACAGGCGATCTTGACATAAAAGACTTACGCAACGTCATAAAATTATTGGTCGATAGGCTGACGCCCGTAAACGTAAAAATGAATAGAATCCTGGATGGTAGCTGGTCGGATAGAGATGAAGACAATAATTTAGTTAAGACTGGGGAATGAATTTATGCACATGAAGAACGAAGAAATCATATCAAAGGCAAAGTGGTTAATCAACAGAAGTGTTGAGCGGGTATATACTAGATATGTTATTGACACAAAGGCTGAGAATTTAGAGGAAAGGGTTAATATGATAAACAAAAGTGTTTTACAATATATCGATATGCTATATAAAGATAATACGGCCGCATGGGCAAATTTAAATAGTGAAACGATAGAGCAAGCGTTATTCTGCATGTTGTTAAGAGGAGAGATATAAACACCGAGGAAATAATAGATTCATAGGAGGTCTGATAAATGAATAATTTTGAAAAACTTAGAAACGATACAGCATCTATGGAGGGAATGGCAAAACTGTTCTGCTCTTCCAGTTGGGAAGGAACTGGGCGCGTATTTAGCACTCACGCTGCCAGATACTTGGATAGCATAGAGGAAGCGATTCGAGCAGAAGTTAAATGGTTAGAAACAGAAACTAAATAGAATTGAAATTTGAGTTTTGAAGATGAGGTGATTATATGAAGTTTTTTAAAGGTGAAAGAGTGGTATGGAACGGGGTGCAATGTGAAATACATCATTTTTCAGAGTATGGAATAGGAAAAACAGTGGCTTGGCTTGATGGCGTACCTGATGATAAGAGGACATTAAGCGGTAGTTGGCAGATGGCGCAGTTATCGGATTTGTTAAAGTGTCAATAAATTCTAAGATTTATGTGGAGGTAAATTTATAATGGAAGTGATTGTTAGTGAAATTAATTCAGGAGATAAAATATATTGTGAGGGAATGCGTCACGCTTTAAAAGTTAAAGAGAAATTAAATAAAAAAGGTTGGAAGACAATGGTTGGTTGCAACGAAGCTGGAATGTGGAGCGTATACTTAGAATCAAAGGAGTTATAGGGAGGGAAAATTTGAAAATATGTGAAGTATTAGATGAAGAAGATATCCCATGTATTAATTGTGAATATTACAATGATGGAGAGGTGTATGACGACGGGGAAGAGTTCCATGAGTTTTCCTGTAGTGGAGGATATTGTTTGTATTGTGCTGAAAGAAATGGGTTCCAGTGTTTTGAGAGAATTAATAGATAAAACCACTATAATATGGAGGACAGATTATGTTTGCTGCGCGGTTATTTTGTCCAAATGGAATGTGTGCTAATGAAATCATTGAAAATCTTGCAAGAAAAGAATTTGGCAATAACGTTAAGACAAATTCAACATACGTTGAATTGAAGAGATCCGTTATAAGAGAACTTAAAAGCTTGAACTATATTGAATTTGAAGAAAATAGGTTAGACACTTTAATAGGCACTGATCATTTAAAACAAAATGATTTTGGAAATTTTATATCAGTAAGATTTGCTTATTGGGGTTTAATGATTACTGTCATGCTTACTATAGTTGGCGTAAATCCCATTTATACTTATTTAAATATGAGCAAAAGTAATTTTGCTAGACTGGCTGTAATACTATTAACCGCATTATTAGTAAGCATGTCAAGAATGATACATGTTCAACATGACAAGCTTCAGTATTTTAATTTCAAGATGATATGTTTTGATGAAATACTTGAAAGCAGAAATAAGACCAATCAAGACAGTGATATTAGAAATAAAGCGAATAAACATAAATGACGTATATTTAAGAAATAATTATAAATAAATCTAGGGTTTCATTCAAGGAGGAAATTTGGAGAATATTATATGTAATTTATGTGCGGGAAGTCCAGATTGCAACCTATATGATATTGTCTTGCCGACTGGAGAGGAGATAAAGACTGATATCTGCATAGGGAAAGAGATAAAGTATTTAATTGAGAGGGGAGTTAAGACTAGGGGGTGCTGCTGCGGACACGGTGAAGATAGCCCTAACTGCTTAGTAGATATAAAAAGCGAATCAAAAATTAAGGAGTTAGGATATGTCTATTCCAATTATACACTTAACGACAGCACAGCTACTAATTTATTTAAGGTTAAATTGAAAACAAACATTCAAGAGGAATTGAGAATATTTTTGAGAAACAAAGAGTTTGGATATAAAAAAATATAAGCTCCAATGAATTGCGTGTTTTGTGGAGGTATAAAAATGGATACAGGTAAATACGAAGAAGAAGACCTTGATAAGATTGCGAATAATTTAGTAAAAATGGGGAGTAGTTGCGGATTCACTGTAAAAGAAATGAATTATGTCTCAGATGAATTGACAGGATTGATGCGTGATCATTTAAATACGAAAAGTTGACAAAATCCGGATTATCCATTAAGATATGTTTATCATATCAGAGGGGTGATCCGATGGCGACCAGTAAGGCAGCACAAAAAGCTGTTTACAAATACGAAAAAGAAAATTATGATCAAGTTAGTGCCAAATTTCCTAAAGGGACAAAAGATAGAATAAAAAGTACTGGTAAAACAGTAAATGGGTATATTAATGAGGCGGTAATAGAGAAACTAGAAAGAGATGGTAAATAGCCACCTCTTTTTATTTTTTACTTGGCTATATCTATATAGATATACATTGTGCACAAACATTCATTGGTAAAATACCATTATATTTTGTTATTATTACGTCTTGAAAATATATCTATATAGATATATAATACTCCCATAAGATGATTACATACATAAAGAGAGGGAGTGAAACAAAATACATGGAAATCAAAAAGGAGATTAAGACATTCGATATTTGGTGGGTAGATCTTGGCGAAACTCCGAAGGGAATTCAGGGAGGAATTAGGCCTTGTGTAATTGTATCAAACAATATTGGTAATAGGTTTGCTTCTATATATATGGTTATGCCATTAACCACGGTAATCAAGAAAGAATGGCAGCCAACGCACGCTGTTGTATATAGAGATGGCATGAATTGTCTGTTATCTGATTCTATGTTATTAGCAGAACAGATGAGAGTAGTGTCAGGAGATGTGATAAAGGAAAAGCTTGGGGTTTTAAGTAATGCCGATATCGATAAGGTAGAAAGTGTATATGACGCGCAGCTGACCGGACTTAGAAAAAACAAAGAAGTGGAGATCGCATAATGGGAGAAATAATTGTATCAAAAGAAGAGGGTTGTGTAAAAGTTGATGATTTTAAAAAGGAGTGTATACTATATTTGCAATTTGGTAAGGGGGACTCCGTGAGCGATCCGCCAGAGCAATTAGAAAAATCAGAGTGTAAACGCATGATAATGGAAAGTGACGCGACCATATCTTATATAGAAGATAAGATTATTAATATGCTTAGGCTTGATCCAAATTGCCCAGACATCGAAAAAATAAAAATATTTATGCTTTGATAGTATTGACACCACTCTTTCCATATGCTATATTTAAATAAGAAAATATAAAAAGTATGGAGAGGTGCATTAAATGAGCATAGATGAATTGACGAAAATTTGTCATAAAAGCGGTGCAAAGTTAAAAAAGAAAATGATCGCCGCAATATGTAATTATCAAAAAGACATTTGTGACATGTCTACTGACGATTGGATTAATATACTAAAGGGTTTTAAAATGCAAATGGTATATATATCAGAAATAAGACGTGAAATGACTAAGATATATGAGCATGAAATCAGTATAGGCAAAACTGTTTACAATCCATTTATGGCGCCAGAATTATCGACGGAAAATATTTCAGCTCAAATAAACCAATTTATATATGTATCTCAAAAGCAACTAGATAGTTCAATTGGAAATTTAAATGATGATTTAATCGGAGGCTGTATAGCCCAGTTGATTTATGAGGGAGCGAAGACATATACGGATATTTTTGAATTAGATATGTGCGATATAGATTTTGAGAGTTCAAAAATAAATTTTAAGAAATATAGCATAACCGCCTCACCTAAACTAATAAATTATGTAAAACAATATAATGAAAATAACGTATATGTTACAAAACATTATAAAAATGAATCTGGTAATAGGTCATTTAAGTTATCAAGGGTAAGAGAGAATAGCTTTGCTAAAATTATAGTTTATTATGATAAATCTGGAAAGTCAATATCATCAGATATAACTAAAACATTTCAGAATTCATGCAGCCAAATTTTTATGAAATTGGGATATTCAAGTTCTCAAATCTATAATTCTGGAGCATTAAATTATATTTTTAGGCGATGCGATTATTCATTTGATGAGTTGACATCTTTGTTTAAAAGCAACAGTAGGCCAAGATCAATGATGTCTCCGGTGGAAAAACTTGACGAATATGCAAAAGATTATGGGCTAGAAGGCAAGAACGCAAGATATTACTTGAAAGACTATTATAACAGCTTTATGCTACAAAATGCGCCATTTGAATAAAGTGGCGTTAAATTTTAAATGTATACTAAGTATATATGAAAGTTAACAGAACATATGTACACAAATTGCTTGACTTTACTAAAATATGGGAGTATTATTAATATAACAAACAAACGTTCTGGTGGAGGGTATAAAGATGGATAGAAAAGATGCGGAAAAAATAGTAAGAGAGCTTAATAATTGTAGCATACTGGTTTATTGTATACCTACTCTAAAGAGCGTAGATCCTATAAATTTCAGAGTATCTGTACTACAGGCGAATATAGTATTTGATGAGTGTGGGTTTTACATAAGAGATAAAATGAACGAAGGAACTGAAATAAGAGTACGGTATGTAAATCTGATTGATGACATTAAGTTAGTTAGATGGAATACTAAAATTCTTACATATACATATGAAACAATGGAAATTAAGATTGTATTTTAAGCGGTATAGAAGAACGTGTGTCATCGCTTGGCAGGGCTCGACACGCTCCTCTATACTCACCCTTTGCAAATATCACATATTCCCCGAAACGGGGATAAGATCTTAAAGATAAGATTTATATGTGATAGATACGACAGACTTGTCGCGTTATTATTATATCAGGGCAATGTCGATTTGTCAACCATGGATACTTAGCTCAGTTGGTTAGAGCAACCGGCTCATAACCGGTCGGTCATCGGTTCGAGTCCGATAGTATCCATTACTAAAAACGTAAAATAAGGAGGATTCGGATATGAAAATTTGTGTTAGATGTGGAGCAATTATGATTACTGGAACCCATTACGAAGGACGGCAGCATAATAAATACGATGAATGTCTTGTGTGCCATGGACGGATAAACGGCAAGGTGGAAGATAACAGTAAGATTAAAGATGTGAAGAATACATAAAAACGGAATTTTAATGGCGAAAGGAGGAACGTGACTTAATGGAACCTATTAAAACAGATACAGACAAAGATATATGGTTTAAACTTTGCTGTTATTATCAAGCAACCACTGAATTATATGACCGAAAGTTAACTAACTTGAGAAGTCCATATGATAGCACAGAAGCATATATCATTAACGAAAATCGAAGGTGGTCAACAATATTCAGCGTAGAGCAACGTAGAAGAATAATGGATATAGCTCAAGTATTAAAAATACCAAAACCTATCATCGAAGAAAATGGAATGCGATGTGGCTGTAATTTTTCAGCTCAAGGTTGGGTAGATCAATATGAACATTTAGTTGACATTGGGGAAATGGATTTCATGAACAAAGTTTAAATTTAAAAAGGAGAGGATTGAATGCAAAAATTAGAAACAACGCTGACCTCAATCGAAGTCGCGGAAATGATTGGAAAGAATCATAAGGATTTACTTAGAGATATTCGTAGATATGTTGAGCAATTAGGAGAGAGCAAGATTGCGCCCACCGATTTCTTCAAGGAAAGTACATATATAAGTGAACAAAATAAAGAATTATCATGTTATGACATTACAAAGAAAGGCTGTGAATTTGTATCACACAAACTTACAGGAATTAAAGGAACTGAGTTTACCGCAAAATACATAAATAGATTTCACGATATGGAAGATAGACTGATTGAACAATCTAATCCTGTTCTTCCTGTTAGTTACATAGAAGCGTTAGAACATCTTCTAATCAGCGCTAAAGAGAATGAACGATTGGTTAAGCAAAATGAAGAATTAACAATTGGGATTGATAGATATCAAAGGTTTCTATGTGAAAAGACACAGGAGCTAAAAAAGTCTGAGTTAGCTGTGAAATTAGACACGAGTCCTCAGAGATTAGCTAGTAGATTAAAAGGCATAGGAGTTTACACAGCTAAAAGCTCAAAAGTAAGCCAGGATTTCTTAGATAAGTATCCAGATGTGAAGATCATTGTAGAACACGAAGTAAAATACGCAATCGACGGCGAAGAGCATATTAAAAATGAATGGCAGTGGACACATGAGGGTGCAAAATTGGTCGTTGATGAGCTGATAGCGAAGGGTGTGGTTACTTTTACCGACAATGTGGGATTCAAGCTCAAATAAATCAAATCATTTAAAGGGAAAAGAGGAGAAAATATGAATTGTATTAGTTTTAGGAGAGTAGAGGGTAGTTATAATATTTGCAATCCAAACCAGAAACAAGTTCAGTATATTTTTGATTTTGGAAAGTTCGGGGACTTGGCAAACGAAAAGAATTTAAAAAGAGGATTTGTAATAAGCGATGAAGAAGATTACGGATATAAATTTCCTGATTATACTGCGCTGGATCTAGCAAACGAATTAAAGGGTATTATATGTGGACATTGGATTGATGCCGACAAGGAAAAGATTATTGCAGTCTATGATTTTATATCTGAATTAGAAGATAAGAACTGGCTTGAAATGTGCGGAGACATGATTGAAAAGTACGATAAACTGGCAAACGAGTATAATGACGAAGCAAATGAGTGGAGAAATAAATTAGAAGCAGCAGAAGAAGGAATCGAAAATAGTTAAAATGAACCTTTTATCGAGAAAAATAGGGAGGAAGAATGGATAAATATTTAAGTATTATTACTAACTTCGGGTGTCACTATAAATGTCCGTACTGTATTGTAAAGGAAAATAATTTACATATACCAAAAACTACGTTAGAAGGATTAGATTCTCTCGAATACGAAATAAAAAAGAATGAATGCAATTGGGTATCTATTTCCGGTGGAGGAGATCCGTTGCATGAATATGAAAAGCACAAAGACTGGTATTTGAAATTATATGACATTATAAAAAGAACCGGAGCAAAGCTAGAACTCCATACGAGTTATTATGAGAGTGAATTCCCATATTATTATTGCGATAGAGTTGTGTATCACGTAAGAACAACTGATATAAACGAACTGATTAAAATTACAAGACACGGGAAAGAGATTACACGAATTGTAATGATTGCTACAGAAAATTTAAGTACTACTGATTTTATCAAAATGTCTCGATACGTAGACATGTCAAATGATATTGACGAATTAAGTTTTAGGCAGCTCGTAAATAATAAATATGAGACGCAGTATTTTAATCATGATTTATTAGAATGGGGACATCGGCATAGGCTATGGTATTACATTGATCAGAACGATTACAATTTGTATTACGCGGAAAATGAAGTATCATTCAAATACGAAGATTTTAAGAAGTAATTGAAATGGTTCTTTTAACATGGAAAATGAGGAGGATTTTTAAATGAGTAATTCAGACGTAGGAATTTTATTTTTTATTTTAGCACTCGTTATTGCTTTGACAATTGTTTATTCGGTTGCTTGCTATAGTGCTCATATCCATATGATATTGAGAGAAGATAAACCATATGATTTTGTTGGATTTAAGACGTTTATTTTTGAATTTAATAGATATAAAAAAGATCATAAAATTAGTTATGATAAAGAGGTTAATGGGATATTTGGAGAAGATAGGGACGATTTATACTTATGTGCTAGTATTATTCGTTTTAATAACAAATGCATGATACTGTATCCTATTAGTTTTTTTAAATATTGCCTATGGACGAGAAAAGTACTTAAAGAATCAAAAGATGGAATGGCAAAAAGAAATAGGATTAAAGGCTTATTTAATAATTGAAACGAGTCTTTTATTTGCAAAACAGAACGTGTATAAAAAATAATTAGCAGACGAAAGGAGCCTATAATGACGAACGCTGAAAAAATTAGATCAATGACCGATTTGGAACTAGCAGACCTGTTCACGAGTAAAACGCCATTTATTGACGGGAAATATTCTTCTATGCACGGAGAATATTATAGCGAAGATAGAGAATTTTGTTTAGCCGAAGAGTTAGAATGGTTAATGGCTCAAGTGTCAATAGTTCAATAGTTAGTATTAATTAATATTATGAGACGTTTTTATGAGAGATGGGAGGATTAAAAAATATGTGGTGGAAGGGATTTAGAACGGGAAATAATGGCGAACAAAGATATTTTTATGCCGACGAAAAGAATGCTTTACAATTAAAAAATAAATCATATTTTAACAAAAATACTGATGAAGTAATAATCTATAAAGGCCACGAAACAAAAGAAAGTAGCGAAGTGCCAATTTCAAAAGAAATAATCTACATTGAAGTAATATATCATATTTCCAATTATCATGGAGATAGAAGTGGTAGACACCACCGTAGTAAAACATATCTTATAATTAACAACAAAATAATACAGCAGGATGATCGCGGTAAAGCAAAAGAAATTGTGAGGTTGACAAAAGAATTAAAGGGTATTTTTGACGAATTAAACCATGTTATATAAGAAAGAGGAAAAATTATATGAAGTTTAAAGATATGAAAAACAAGATAACAACAGACAAAGATGATTTTAAGTTTATCAGAGAACACAGTATTATGGTTGGGAATAATCCTGATAAGTGCCGTATGTGCTCTGAATCTACCGAATTTATAGATATCTGTTCTGAAGCGCATATGTGTAGTACTGAGTGTCAGGAGAAGTTTTATAAAGAAATGGAAGAGTATCTAAGTCGTAATCCAGAGGAGGATATTTGATATGCTTACAGTGAAAGCAACAATTGAATTAATATCCGATAATGATAAAAAGTTTAGAGAGGGCTGTGACATCGCTTTTACATATGATGGGTTACGATATATTGCGAGAATTGAAGATGTGGGAACAAATGGGTTTATCGGTACAAAACTTGAGGGAAACGGAAAGCCGATTGATACTGAATGTAAGTTTTTCTTATATGAAAAAGTTGAAAAATGTGCTTACGTAGATAACGGATTTTATTGATCGGAGAAAATATATGAAGATGAATTACGTTGGAGGTAAAAGTGAATTCAACAAGGATATTCAGTATTATGTAGACGTGATAGGGTTTATTCCTCAGTCAGATATTTTAGTTAGCATAAGAACTAAAGGGAATACCTATAAAGTAGAAAGAAGGTATTCTTCATTGAATTCACTACTTAAGAATTGGAAACCAGATTACAAATAAAATAAATTATTAATTGGAGAGAAAGTATGAAGTTAGGAGAATTCGAAGAGTATAGAGGGAACAAAGGCACTATTTATTATAGTGGCAATTCATATTATGGAAAAATAATAGACGCCGAGTACTTTGCTACGTATGAATCTGATGAAGTAATTAGTTTATACGATGAATACAAAAAGGCAGTAGATGACTATATTGAGTTTAAGAAAGAGCTACATGCATCAAAATGCAATTAAAAGAAGACATTCATAGGAGGAGAAGTGTGGAAGAATTGACGGTTGAAAAATTAAATAAAATGACACAAAACTTAATAGAGCGTGGGTACGGAGATATGAAAGTATGTTGTGATGATTCAGTGATTCATGAAGCAGATATTGGCCGGTTATATAAAGAAAGAAAATTAAGGATTAAAGGATCACTTTACAGCTTAGACATTGTTGCAAACGCAAATAAACTTCTTAAAGCAATAGAAAATGCAATTGAAAAGTTCACTATTCTTAATAAATGAGGGATTTCCTTGGTAAAGGAGAAGGAGAATACATATGGGGAATAAAAAACGAAAGGAACTATCAGAAACGATTCATGGAAATATTCGTAGGTTAGAAATAGTTGTTATTAACTTGCTAATTGCCGCAGCTACGATTCATGAACCGAATGGGATCAGGGTTATTGCAGAAGAAATTAAGAATGCCATTGATGAATTAGCAAAAGAACTTGATGAGTTTGATCGGGAGGTGGAAGAGTGATTAAAAGTAATTTTTTATATTTGTTGACGGGTGGAGGAATGGCGGTAGGTTGTTTGTTTTCATTAGCTGGGTTGCTGAGCATCCCGCTTGCTGCGATTACAGATGAGAAAGAAGCAGACAATTTGTGCGGATTTACTGTTATTTCATTTTTAATTTGTATCGCATGTACTATCTTATTGCTGTTTGGAGAATATAGGGTAGGGAAAGAAACTTGGATATATGATAATGAACCTTCTGCTGTAGAAAATATAGTTGCGCTAAGTGATAATAACTTGTTGTCAGGTAGATTCTATTTGCGAGGCGGATATATAAATGATGATTTATATTATCAGTATTTAGTCGAATTAAGTTCCGGAGGTATGGTAAGTAATAAGATATCAGCGAAAACAGCAACCATTTATTATGACAACAATAACACGAGAGTGGAATGGTACCACAAACATCGTAATTGGCTTTATTTTGAACAAGAAGAAATTTTTCACAAGATTTATATTCCCAATGGGAGTATAGATGAGAACTTTAATGTTGATTTAAATTAGGATGAAAGAAAAAATTCATAGGAGGTGATTTAAATTTTGAGAATGGAATGTAATATTCCGACGCTATTAACATTTGGTGGAATGATATTTGGTTTGATCTTATGTATTAGCGCATTTTTAGCAGCATTGTTAGATTCAATGGACGACGAGAAAAAGGCGGATAGAGAGTTGCAAATATCAACTATATCATTAACTATTTGTATTATATCTATGATACTAATATTTGTAGGATGGTGCAAAGCAGATAAAGCAATTTGGAACATAGACAGTGCTCCATATGCTACAGAAAACATTGTAGCATTAAATGATAATAATTTAGCCCAGGGTAGATTTTACTTGAGAAGAGGGTATTTAGACGAGAGTTTGTATTACCAGTATATAGTGGATCTTGGAGACGGCGGAATGATAAATAATAAGGTTGCAGCACAAACAGCGACAATTTATTATGATAATGGCAAGCCAAAAGTTGAATGGTATCACAGAGAAAAACACTGGTTATGGTTTAAATATAATAGTGTGTGTCACAAAATTTACATACCAACGGGAAGTGTTAATGAAGGGTTTAATGTTGACTTGAAATAAGATGGAGGATAATCATGGTAGTTGATAAAGTATTTTGCAATGTGTGCGGAAAAGAATTTGATGTATACGATAGACAGGAAGATTTCAGAATTCATACTGGAACAATTGGATATGGAAGTAAATACGATGGAGACTCTATTAATCTTGACATGTGCTGTGATTGCTTTGATAAGTTAATGGAAGACCTGATTCCGAAGTGTGAAATCAATCCACATACGGAAAGAGATTTATAACTTGAAATCAAAACTTTATTCGGAAATTGGGAGGTGGAATAAGTGAAATTAGTACGTAAAAATACATGGGCAAGAGACGAATATTATTGTCCAATAACTGAAGTGCTTGATGAATTAATTGGTGTTACAGATAAGTCTCATCATTTTAAGAATTACTTGCTCGACACTAGAGACGTCTGGGATAATACGTTTGCAATTAGAATACCAGGAAGAACAACCGGAACTATAAGATTGAGCGACAATAATATAATAGTCGAGTGTCTGGTTTCTGATGAAAAATATCCCAAAGGAACGAATGAAATATTAAAACAGTATATCGGAGAGGTATTAGATGTTAAATAATATGGAGGAGTAATACAATGAGAAAGGAAGATTTTGATTTTATAGGCAAGATTGGCGACGGCTCTGGGGTTAATGAAGACTATTGGTATGAAACAAGTGAAGAGGTTAATAATTCACTGTCTAACAAATATAACGAGGCTGTATGCATTCCAGTGGTTATCTACGTTAAAACAGCCAATCTTGTCTTTGTTAAAAAGGTATCTGAATCGAAAATAGACTTTGTAGAATGTATAGATGACGAACTACGCACGATTTTGAAGGAATTGAGCGAGGAGGTTGTTGATGAATAATGTTGATTTGACAAATAAAGCCATGAGTCGGGCGGATTTAGTAAAATTAAGAGAAGATAAATATGCTGAAATTAACTCTATCAATGAGAAGATCAAAGAAGTTGAAAGAGACGAGTTTAAGAAAAATAGTCAGAAATACATAGGAAAAATATTTAAAATTTCACAAAATGAGTTTTATCACATCAGAAGATATGATCCGTATTCTGATAAACTGATAGGTGCATTAATAAAATGGTCATTGACTGAAATATCTTTTGAAGATGATCTTGCAATCGATATAGAAGATATAAGGGTAGAAGAAATAAATTTAGACGAAGTCAAGTCAAGTTTGGGCGCTTCTATTTCATGGATAATGACCGAATTTAGTGCATAAAAGGTTGTTTTCATCGGAGTTTAGAAGGGAGGTTGGATATTTTGCCAGATAAAAATTGCAAGTGTTCATTTTGCGGTAAAACAAGTGATAATGTCTACCAATTGGTAAAAGGCATAGACGAAGTATATATTTGTGATGAATGCATATATACTTGTTCGGAAATTATAAAGGATAAAGTATATGAAGATTTTAGAGAAAACAAATTGGTGGTTGCCAAAAAGGAGGATAAGTGAATTTAGTAGAAAAAATTGAAGGCGTGGGACATTACATAAGAGAATTCGAAACATGGGAAGCTACAGAGCAGATTATTGATGATAACAAGGCATTCTGGATGCTGCGTAAGCCAGGGAGTAAATATCGTAAAGTATGTCTTTATAGAGACGGCTGCAACATGTTTGTATATGGTGATTATGGGCAGTTTACGTTTAACAGTATGACATGGTTGGGAAACGTTTACAATCTCGAATACAATAATATCGGTTATCAGATGGAAAAATTAGATTATGATAGTAGACAGTCGTTAAATGTTTTTGATGATAATTATTGCTACGATGACATTATTGATTGGCTGAAAGACAGATTAGAGTACCGTTATAGATTAAGCGAAGACGAAATAGAAAAAGTTGTTGCTTGGATCAAGGAATGTGATTATGACTGCTATCCACTTGGTATAGAAGAGTTTTGTGATAAAAACGGGTTAGACGAGATTAAAGACATTTTGGATTTTACTAACGATTGCTTCAGTAATACAGATGAATATGAATGGATCTCTTTTCTCAGGAGTAATAGCAACACGTTAGACGAATTTGATGAAGCGTGCGAAAGTGATTTGTGGAATGCAGGTAAAAGAATTCATCAGAGATATTTTATCAATATGTATGCGTTGAAGGTGTGCGGTGAAAAGCTCAAGAAGCAGAAAGGGGAATGCGATGAAAGAAGTTAAAGACGTATACGGCAACTTAATAAAAGAGGGAGATATAATTTCAATGCCTCATGTAATGGAAAATGGGTATGAAAATAAAATTATTAACGGCTATTACGTCACTAAAGTCTACCACAACAAAGATAGGGATAAATTGGTTGATGATACAGGGTGCGGCTTTAATCTTGCGTATGGAGTAGTCAAATTAAATTATTAAATATGACATCAAAGATTAATTTTATGAAAGGAAATATAAGATGAATATTAAAGAAGAAAAAGCTTATAAGTGCACTAAATGCGGGTTTACATATTTGGATAAAGCAGTTGCAGAAAGGTGTTGCTCTCCAAGACATTGTGAGGTCTGTGGAAAAGAATTACCTCATAAGTGGTATTCCTCGCTTTGTGAGCCATGCAAGGAAAAGAAATGCTATGACGCAGCTGAAAAGTTAACAATAGATGAATACTGTTTAAGGTATCCAGGTAATATGGTTTATCGTGGTGATACATATTATTATGACGTTGACGATTGTTTAGAGAGTTTATTTGGGAATTGCAGAAATAAGGAAGAGGTAGAAGAGCTGTTTAATGAATTAAAATATGTGTACGGAACAGATAAATACAGAGTAGAACTTGATGCCGACAGTATTCTTGAAGATATGGAAGAAAATTCAAATCTCGAAGACTACGAAGTTGACGATACAGGTAGAAAAGAGTTTATAGAATACGTTGAAAAATGGAATAAAAAATACGGGTCAGATGCATATACCTGCGCAAAAATCGTTATTCTTCTCGATGATGAATATAAAAATAGGTTTGTTGATTAAAATGCCAATTGAATAGTTATTTGATTCGGAGATCGAAAGGAGATAAATTGAAAAATTATAAACCGTCTTGTGAAAGATTAAATGAAATGCAGGTAATCATATTGAATAATATTGGATTTCACAGCGAGGGTAACTGGAATCAAATTGATCCGGTTACTATAAATTCTATGACGATATTTAAACATTATGATATTTGCGGTGGATCGTTTTGTTTTAAAATTGGATTGAATGATTATTATTTTGGAGAAAATCATATTACACCATATTCTAAAATTGAGTCACCATATGATAGTTGGTGGCATGATTTTTGGAGAATTGATAAATTTATGTATGATCTCGATGTAATGAAGGGAAACATTATAAATGACATGGGAGCACTCTGTGCTATTGGACTTTTGAAAATTGATAATACAGTTTATGAAGATGAGGTAGAAGAAGAATAAAAGGCGTATTTTAAAGCAAAAATATAAAAGGAGAAAAGATGAGACTTGACGAAATGATTGTAAAAGCAAGTGCAGATGGGAAAACATATATAAATAATGGATATAAAGCACCTGCAACTTATTCAGCAGCTACCGGATTTACATATGACGGGAAACCGTGGTGCGGCGAATATTCTATGGCTTATATTACTGGTTGGAAAGAACTACCGAAGCGGCACCTTACTGTTGCGGAAGCAGAAAAAGAATGGGACTGTATAATTGATACTGATTTACCTAAAATGTTAAAACCAGCCAACGACCCACCCAAAGATGGCAGAGATGTAATAGTATTCTTTGAAGATACTGACGTAGACGGTAGACCTAGGTGTAATTACGGTCAATGTGCCCCTACTTGCTTCCTAACTCTCGCAAAACTTAAACCACAAAAATGTAAGCCTATTTGTTGGATTGATCCAGAGGATATATTAAGCCTTTATAACAAATAAATGACACATTTCATTAAAAATAATAAGAAAAGGAGTGCATATGATTGATTTAGCTCTTAACCATGTGGAGGAGTTACAAGAAAAATTCAGGAGTATATGGTTTGTAGATAAGTATAAATTTTGGAATTGCACGAATTACTATGAAGACTTTAAGGTTTCTGAAAGTTCATGGGATTATCACCAGTTTGTTTCGTTAGATCATGATGGCGAGATAATTGGGTACATAGGATATAGCATTGATAGACCAAGCGACTTAGTTGATGGTTTGAATATTATTAATTTTACTGATAAGAAGATTATATTTGGAGTAGACGTTGGAAATGCAATCCGGGATATTTTTGAGAAATTTAATTTTAGGAAACTCAATTTCTGTGTCGTGATTGGGAATCCAATAGAAGAATCTTATGATAATTTAATAATGAAGTATGGGGGTCGAATAGTTGGCACTCAAAAGGAACAGGTAAAATTATTTGATGGGAAATTTTATGACGAAAAACTTTATGAAATTACCAGAAGCGATTATCTAAAAAAGGCGGTTGATAAATGATATACATAGGAGTACATGATGGTAACTTACCTACTGTTTTTGTAAGAGCAAAGAACAAGTCAGAAGCAAAAGACCTGGTGTGCGGATATTATCAAGCGATAGAAACCGATGTATTAAAAAGAGACATTAT